ATGCCTAAAAAATCCAACCTCCTCAATGACTTACAGATACGACGCTGGATTGCCGCAAGCACTCCAGTTAGCAAATCCGATGGCGATGGCCTGACTTTCACGCTGTCTGCCAGTGGCACAGCCGCGTGGGTTCTGAGGTACCGGCTGGCGGGGGGGCGCCGCCGGGAAGTGACCATTGGGAACTACCCGGACATCGGGTTGGCGGGCGCGAGAGAAAAGGCGCGGGCCCTGCGAGCGCAGATTGACGCCGGGATTGACCCTGCTGCAAAAAAGCAAGAAGAGAAAAGCCGGTACGCGAGCGATTGGACCGTGAGCGAGTTGGTGGATCACTATCGCAAGCATGTGCTGACTCCAGGTATCTACTCCCCAACGACTATTCAATACCGCGAATACGACTTGAACCAAGTCTTATTGCCGAGGTTGGGAGCATGGAAAGTTCGATCAGTCACATCAATTGACATTGTGTCCATGCTCACGGGCTGCAAGCGGACCTGGACCATCAGCAAGCGCATCTTGACGACCGCAACAAAGGTGTTCGATACGGCCTGTGGTTTGATGCTGATTCCCACAAATCCCTGCACCGGCATCAAGATGGACGCACTGTTCGGCAGACGGCCCCCCGTCAAATCCAGAACGATGCTCACGACCCAAGACCTACGCACCCTACTGCGAGGTGGCGTGGATTTCATCGGTCGAGAGAATGCCCTGGCACTGCTGATTTTGCTTGCCACTTGCGTGCGCGGCGTTGAACTCGTGAAGGCCCGAAAGGAGCATCTGGATCTTGACGCTGCGACATGGTGGGTGCCCGACGAGAACGTGAAGACTCGATCCGGTTTCCTCGTTCCCCTTGCACCGCCTGTGGTGGATTGGTTTAAGGAGCTTCTGGTGCTGTCTGGCGAGTCAGCCTTCGTGTTGCCAGCCAGGCGAAAAAACCGTGTGGCCCTACATGGGGACACCCATGTAGGCAGAACGACTCTCTGGGCAGCCATCACCCGTGCCTTTGAACGCGGTGAGCTGGATGTCACCCGCTTTACAGTCCACGATACCCGCAGCACGGCGAAAGGGCACCTGCGGAATATGGGGATCTCTCGGGAAATATCAGAAATCGCGCTGAACCACAAGCTCAAGGGCATGGAGGGCGTCTATGACGTGCGCGAGGACATCCCAGAACGCCGCCTCGCCCTGCACCAGTGGGCCAAGTTCCTTATGGAGTGCGCGAACGAGACGCCACCAGGCCCGAAAAAGCTGCCCCGCTTGCGCTTGGTTGCATGATCACGATTCGATCTTCAGTGAGGCCAGCTGCTCGGCCGGCAGAAGCGCCTCCTCCTCCGGCTTCTCCGCGCCTGACCGCAACACGCCCAACGGCGGCAGCTTGATCAGCTCGTCAGCCTGGGCGGCCGTGCCATGCAGCCAGGCATCCCAGTCCTGCTGCTCCAGCATCACCACGCCGCGCTTTTCCTTGCCGGGCCTGTGCATCATCGACAGCACCGGGTGCCCGTCCGCCGGCTGGGTGATCATCGTGTAGTTCGGCACGACCTCGCCAGTCGCCGGATCCACCCACTCCGAATACAGGCCGGCCAAGACCGCAGGCTCCCCATCGGCCCGGCGGAACGACCACCAGACATTGCGGCTGCCCAGGCCCCAGTACGGTTCCACCCAGCTCTCCACTGGAATCAAGCAGCGCTGTCCGGCGCGCCAGGCAGGGGCATAGGTCCATGATTTTGCTACGGTCTCGCGCCGGGCGTTGTTCGTTGACATGGGCTTACCGTCGGCGGTCATGGGCCGGCGAGTCTTGGATGAGCGCGGAATCATCCCCCACTGCCCCACCTCCAGCACGCCGCCTGCAGCAATGTACGGCCCCAGGGCCAGCGGCGTGACGTGCGGCTTCCACCAGCGGTTCGGCGCCTGTCGCCCCAGCGCAAACGCGCGCTCGATCTCGATCTCTTCCGGCGGGGTGTAGCGATTACACATAGGGCCACCTCTTCACGGGCCGCTCGATCTGGGCCTTGGCCGCAGCGTACTGGCGATTGAGCCAGCTTTGCATCAGCTGCAATGCCGGGTCAATGCCAGCGGCGTCCGGACAGCACAGCCATGTCTGCGGCCACTGCCTCAGCTCCCCCTCGTCCCATTCCACGCCCTGCAGCAGCATCGAGCCATCAGTGCGGGCCTTGAGCATCTCGACGCGGATCATGCCGCGCGTGAGCTCATTGCCTGAGCCACCAGGATCGATGATGTGCACTCTGTCGTCGCCACATTCATTTGTCGTAAGCAGCAGGCCGGTCACTCGGTGCACTCTGCGGAGCGTGTGGACCGGCATGTAGACACCGCAAAAGCGGAGGCGCAGCATTGTCACCGGCCAGCCTGCGTCCAGATGCCCCTCGCGCTCCCGCAGGCTGCCAGGAGAGCAGCCGTCGCGCTTGTACCGCCCCGGCAGGTCGGGCAACCCTGTTGATTCGTGGGACATGACATTTTTACTGTATGAATGTACAGTTATTATGCAAACCCGATCTCCAGGAGGTCCAGATGATCACCCCGCAGCCATCCCCGAAATTCGCCCTGTTGCGCATGCCCGAGTGGTTCGGCGTGCCCGAACTGGAGGCCCTCCCAGCGCCGCCGGAGGCCTATCGGATCGTGGAAGCGCAGCCTGGATGGTTTGAGGTTCGCGGGCCCGGCGGCGCGCTTGTTTACAGCGGCCTGGGGCCGGTTCAGATCCTGGCGGCCCACCATGTATGACGATGACGATCCGCTGAACTGCCTGCACCCGACAGTTGTGTGGCCTTCTGGCTGGGCGGCGGTCTGCGGGCAGGAGATCCTTCCACTGGCCCCGGAGTGCTACCGGGTTGTGCACACGGCTCCATGGTGGTCCATCGTCCTGGACCCGGAGGGCAATGTCGTGTACCGCGGCTTCGGGCCTGTCAGCGTGATCCGCTCGCCTGCGCCATTCTGATTCGGGTCACGGGCACAATGCCGGCCATGATCGACCCCACAAATCCGAAACACACTGTCCATCAGCGCGTCGTCGCCGGCTTCATGGGACACTGGAAGGCCCACGGCAGCGACAAGTACCCCCAACGCTTCCGCCTGCCGCCCGAGGAGCTCTACCATCTCGACCACGTCATGCACAAGGGCGAGCACCCGGGAATCATGTGGGGCGTGCCGCTCGAAGCCGACCCCGCGACGAAAGGCGAAATGGTTGCAATCGACGGCACTGTCGTGTCGATAGCGCCGGCTGACCCGGCGCCTGCGGCTTAGGAGCCTGCCGCCAGCTTGTCGCGCAGCCGGAAGCCCAGCAGCGGCCAGATCTTCTGCACTGCGTTCTCGCGCGCGACGCGGCGGCCGATGGCGGCGTCGAAGTTCTCGGGGCTGGCGCACGCGCTTTCGCCTGTCACGGTGAAGCCGTTGCGCAGTTCCAGAACGCAGAAGGTCAGCAGGCCCAGAGCAGGCGGAGGGGTCGTTTCGCCGACCACAACCAGGCCGCGCCGGAGACTCGCTTCACCTGCAACGCCCTCCGCTGCAGTGAAATAGTGCTCGCTGGCGATCTCCCGCTGGATGTCGTCCGGGGTGACGCGCGGCGCGGTCTTGCCCTTGGCCTGGATCTCGGCTTCGATGGACTGTTCGGTCGGAGAGAGGTCGGGCAGAGGGCCTGGGCCGGTGGCTGTTGTGCCGTCGCCGTAGGCCTTGGATTCGATAGCGCCTGGCGCGGCTTCGGCCTTCGCCACCTGGCCCTTCTGGTACGGCATCCATTCGCACACCATGTAGTCATCATCGCTCGGCTCCCATTGACCGGCCAGAAGCGGTACGCTCGGCACCATATGCGTCCGGCCAACGTGGTCACACACGGCCAGATTCACCATGTGGTCGTGGTGAACATAGACGATGCCGGCGTCCATCGGCTGGCCAGACCCCAGTTGCGTCACGGTTGGGTTGCGCTCCAGAAACTGAGCACTCGGGCGGAACCAGACACGGCGGCCGATTGTGGGTTTGATGGGAGAGGTGTTCATGGATTGCCTTCTGCGGTGGTGCCTGCGGCCGGCAGGCTCGGGGTAACGGGGCGGCGGCAGTTGGCCAGGGCCGCGGCCAGCTTGATCTCGTAGGCCTCGCGCCGCTCGATCTCTGCCTGGGCGGCCTGGGTGAACTGGTCCACCGTGGCGCCGGGGCGCAACTGCTCGGTGGGCATGGCCGGGCGCTCTGGCACCGGCTCGTCGCATGCCACGGGTACGGGCACATTCACGCGCTGCAGTTCGACGCGCATCGGCGCGGTCTGGCAGCCGGCCAGGGCCAGCAGGGAAGCCAGCACCGCGAATTGACGAATTGAGCAATTTGTCAATTTCACGGCTTCGCCCTCCCCTGCAGCCAGTTGTCCACCCGGTGCTGGGCGCTCGCGCAGTCATCACTGGGCACGGCCGGCGGCGCAGCCAGGATCTCGTCTGCGCGCTGCTCGTGTGTCCGGGCCTGGGCGGCGGCGCTGGTTCGCGCGGCATCGCCCTCTCTCTTGCGCCGGTCGGCCAGATCGCGCAGGTCATCGACGGCATCGCTGCAGGCGGCGGCCAGGTCGCGGGCGCCGTCCCGCTGCTGGGTCATCTCGCCCACGCTGGCGCGCGCGGCTGTGGCGGCGTCGCGCTGGCCCAGGTAGGCCCTGGCCAGCAGTGCGTTGCCGAGCAGGCTGGCCAGCAGCGCGAGGACAGCGGCTGAAAGCAGCTTCGGTGTGATCCCGGTCACCGCCCGCCCCTCCACCAGTACCACCAAATTGCCCAGAGGATGGGGTTCATGGCCGGGCCTCGCAGTCGTAGCCATTGCGACGCTGGGCCGCGCATGCGGATGCCTCGGCGCGCTCGCGGGCATCGGGCACGCCGCAGCGCTCCAGTACCTGCCCGGCGCTGATGTACCAGGCCGGCGCCATCTCGGCTTCGGCCGCTGCGACTTCGATCACGCGGCAGGCCTGGTGCACGGTGCCCGCAGGGACCACGGTGCAGCCGGCCAGTGCAAAGCCTGCGGCAATCAGGAGAGATTTCATTGGGCCTCCATGCATGCGGCGTGCCGCGCTTGTTGACGGGTCCAGACGCCGCGGCAAACCTTGTTGCCGGGCGTGCTGCAGTCGTAGCGCCAGCGCGTGGGCCGGCCTGCGCCATCCCATCGATAGGCGCTGAAGCCCTGCAAAGGCTGGCTGCTGGTCATGAATCGCCAGGACAGGTAGGCCTGGCAGGCGCCGGCATATTCGCCGGCCCGCATTCTGGCCAGCATCGAGGAGCCGCGCCAGGCCCCGCAGCCGTACTGGCCCGCGAAGTCCACGGCCTGGGCAAACTCGACTTGGTGCACCAGCGTGTCGCCCAGCGAATTACGCACGCAGGCGCCGTACTGCCGCTCCAGCAGGTTGATGGCCAGTTCGCGCGCCCGTTCGCGTGTGATGGGTGGGTCGGCCAGGGTCACGCGTGTGCCGTCCTCGTAGCGCGTGGCGCCATGGCCGATGGTGGGCACATCGCCGCGAACCGGGATGATCGGATCTGCGCTGAAGCCTTCTGCGGCAATCCAGGCCGCGAGAATGGCCGCGCCAATGCCCAGGCCTGCCGCTGGCATGCGGGCCGTGCTCATGGCGCGCCCCAGTCGGTTTCGGGCTCCGGCTTCAGCCCAGCTAAGCGCGCGAGGCGCTGCCGCTGCTGGGCACGCTGATAGTCCTGGCGCCACTTCCAGACCAGATATCCGGCCTGCAGCGCAATGAAGGCGAGGGAAGCGACGACGAGCCAGTCACTCAACGGTAGGCCCCAGACCTTGAACACCCCGGTCGCGGCTGCGCCCGGCGTGGCCTGCATGATGGCGCCGGCAATGTCCTGCCGCTGCTCTGCGCTCAGGTGCTGGTGGATGCCCATCAGCGCGAGCAGGGATACGAGGTATTTCTTCATGGCCCCGATGATTCCGGGGCCGGCCCGCGCTGGCGAACCCTACACGGGGGCCGCAGGCCAGCCGGCAGCGACATCAATCTGCGACAGCGCCAGGGCGTCGTCGGCCGCCGCGTCGATCTGGTCCTCGATGCGCTGGCGCGTGCCCGTCAGCAGCCCATGCACCTGCCGGTACTTGTCGTCCTTCTCGCGGATGCGCTCGGCCAGCACCAGGCGGTCCAGCCCGCGCGCCAACGCTGCGGCATCGATCCAGGGCGTGGCCGCTGCTGGGTCGACCTCGAGCGCCCTCGCCTCCTCCGTCTGCACGGGCCAACTCTCGCGCTCGCTCAGCGGGTATCCGGCTGCGATGACTTGCATGCGCCTGCGGTACTCGGCGGCCAGGGCCAGACGCAGGCCCGCCGCGATCTCGGCTGCCGGCCGAAGCTCGGCAGGTAGCGGCACCCCACCTGCGGCGAGCCACGCGCGGTATTCAAAATAGTCGGGGTTTGCATTTGGGAAATTCCGCGTGTCAACGGTTGGCACCTTCGTGTCGCCGTCACGCACCACGTAGCCTTCTGCGGTAAGTCGATATGTTGTCATGAATATTGCCCCCCCGTTTCACGGACCCCTGCAGAATTTCCGGGAAGGTAGTTTTCCCCACCATTTGTTACCACGCTTGAGCTGAATGCACTGCGATAACGAGTTCCAGTCGCCGAACCTGCAAAAGTTGCCTGCACGAAAATCACACTACAGTTTCGCTCGGCTGTAATAAACGCGTTCGAAAACGCCGGATTATTGGTGATGGTTATCGTGTATCCAACAAAATAAGCCGTGCATACATCGTAGGTAGCGATGTGGGAAGATGCACCGCCGGAAATCTGATAGGCCCCTGCAGCTCTGATTTGGGCACCATTCGCAACCAACATGTGCGGACCAGCACTTTGGCCAAAATTAATGTTTGCCCAAGTTACCAAAATGCCGGAGCCTTGCACAAAGATGCAAGCGCCAGATATGGTTGTCTGTAGTTTCAAATACTCAAAATGATAGCGACCAAAGAATTCATCACCAAAACAGTTTGCAGAATTCGTGCTTATTACAGTATCTGTTGTGTTGTTGTTTACGCCTCTGATGGTTACCTTGCCAGCGCCTGTGATGGTTCGAAGAAGAGTGGGCGCCGTCCATGTGCCAACACCGATATTGATCACGATGTCATAGAAGCCTAAATCAAGCGATGCCGCCGTATCAACGGCCTTCTGAATCGTCGCGAATGCCCCGCCCGCTGTATTGCTCAGGCCGGTGTTGCTGTCGCTGCCATCTGTGCGCACGTAGTATGTGCGCGCGGCGGTGAGCAGCTCGCGCACGCCGGGCAGCGTGTCGCCCGTGGGCAGCTCGCGGATGCTGCCGCTGACGTTGACCAGGGGACGCCGAGAAGCCATGGCGGATCAGGCCAGCACTACGGGCACGCCGCCCTCGAAGTTCACGGCGGTGGTGCTCACGGCCACGCCCAGGCGCTGCACCACGTTGCCCGATGCGCTGGGTGCCGTGGCGCCGCCCGTGCCCGCAGTGGTCTGCAGGAATACAGGCCCAGGGGTCTGGGCGGTGACCTGGGTGTTCGTGCCCTCGAAGTACACCGTAGCGTTGGCGCCGCTGGTGACGGCGGCCAGCACGAAGCCGTGGGCCTCCTTGCCGGACGTTGTGGCGTCGGCCTTGCGGACCTTGGCGCCCGTGCTGTTCCACACGTTGACCCAGTCGCCGGCCGCGAGCGCCTCGCTGGCTGCGATGACGGCGGTGTCGGCGCCAATTCCCACGGGCATCATGCTGTTGTCGATGCGGCCCGAATCGTCCAGGGCCACGATGTCGCCCGCATTGGCCGCGCCGGCCGAGGTCTGGATGCCCAGCACCTCGGTGACCAAGTTGTTGACGAGGCGGAGAAATTTCTTGGCAGCCATGGCGGCCTCCTATGCAAGGGTGATTGGTGGGTTGATGTCGATGAGGACGCGGGTGGAAGACAGCGCCTGGCCGATGACCTGGGAGAAGAGCGCGCCAGCAGGCGGGGCCTGGGCCAGTTGGCCGCCCAGCCCGACCAGCACCGGGCCGGGCGCCCAGGTCCAGCCGCTGTGCTCCAGCACAAAGCCGGTCTGCACTACAGCGTCGTCGCCGGGGCTGTAGGCGTCGGCCACCACGCCGAGGACGGCGCCACGGTGCGCGGGATTGGTCGCGTCGGCGGCGATCAGCTCGCCCAGGGCGTTGCAAGCCACCGCGCTGTGGCCGCTGATGGGCAGCGGGCCGACCTTGACGGTGATGGCGCCGCCGGGCGGCCCTGGCTGACCTTGGCGGCCAGGCGGCCCCTGCTCAGCCACCGCCAGGATCTCGATTTCCTCGACCTGCTCGACCAGCACCGAATCCTGGGCTTCCTCGGCCAGAATCTCGGTCTCTTGGACGATCAGCAAATCAGTCACGGGTGACCTCCGGACTCACGCAGAGCGAGCCTTGGGCCAAGCGCTTCACCTCGCCGCCGGGGTGCATGATTTCCAGATCGAACACCCCGCCGCTCCAGGTGATGGCGGCGGTCGTGTCTGCATCGACCAGCAGGTCCACCGTGCCGGCCGTGCCGCCCAGGGCAATGCGCCCGTTCTCGGTGGTCAGCTCCAGCAGCGCGGCTGTGGATTCGACCTCCTCACGCACCTGCATGCGGGCCGTGCAGCCTGTGATGTCGATGGGCGTTCTGTCAGGATTGAGCCAGCGCAGGCGCTTACGAAACGTCGCGCCCTGGTAGATCTGCAGTTTGAGAGTGGCCGGCTTGGTCATGCCCCGCAGTGTTCCCGGCAGGGCCGCTGGAGGCGAACCCTAGCCGGGGGCAAGGTTCAAGGGTTCAGGATCGAATCCCAGTCCGTCACATCCCGCTCGCTGCCGCTGTAGCTGCCGCTGGCCCGGATCTGGTTGTTCAGCGTCGTCACCATGTTGCCCAGCATGTCCACGATCTCCTGGCCGTTGACCATCTTGAGCTTGGCCACGTCCACTGCCACATCGCTGATCTGCAGGGCGTCGGCCGTGCTCTTGTAGTGCCGCTGGGCTGCTTCCTGGGCCAATTGCGCAAGGCGGGCGTTGAACTGGGCGGGCAGCGCGTAGCTGCGATTGAAGCTGTCGATCACGGCGTCCTGATCGCTGATCCACAGGCCTCGCGCGCGCAGCTTGTCGCGGAAGGCCTGGGCCGTCTGCTGGTGCAGCTGCTTGATGCGGTCCATACGCTGGTCCAGTTCCGCGCGCACCAGGCGCATCTTGGTCTCGCGCTCCTCGCGCAGGCGCGCGGCGTGGGTGGCCGCGATGGCATCGGCTGCTGCTCGGGTGCTTTCGGCGTGCAGCCGCGCGATGGCGTTGTGCGTGGCGCCCGGGGCGAAGCGGTGGCCGCTGGCGGCGGCGGCATCCAGCAGATCCCGCTCCCCTGCCCAGGCGTCCTTGCGCGCCAGCGCGAAAGCGGTGTCGCCGGCCACGCGGTCCACGCTCTCGATGTAGGTCGTGCCCACCGCCGATGTCAGGGCCGACTGGATCCAGGCGTCCGCGTCGTCGCCAGCGTCCAGCAGACCCGGGAACAGGTCGTTGACCACGCTGCTGTAACCGCTGAAGAACGTGCCCACGGCCTGCTCGATGACCTGCGGCAGTTGCCCCACGACCGGGGCCGAGGTCTCGACCGAGGCCGGGCCCAGGGCCGTCAGCACGGCAGTCAGGCTGTTGCTGTGCTTGGCCTTGGCCACCTCGGGCTCGCCTGGGATGCCATCGATGATCTGGGTGATGGCCGGGCCGATCTTGGACTGCATCCGGCCTTCGGCGTCCGTGATCATCTTGCCGATCTTGTCGATGGCGGTGTAGACGATGGCGGCCGACAGGCCCTGCATTGCGATGCCGGTGGTGGCCATGCTTACTCCTCGGCGTTCACGGTGTTGGATTCGGTGGCCTGCGAGTTCACCGACACGCCGGCACTGTTGAGCGCCGATGCAGAGCCGGTGGACAGGCGGCGCAGGCGCTTGACCTGCTGCTCGACGTTCAGGCCGATGACCTCCAGCGCGCGGTCGTTCATGGCCTTGACGGTGCGCTGCGAGGCCGTGCTGCCGTCCTGGTTGGCCAGGACCTGGGCGTCCCAGCGCTGCAGCTCGGCGCTGGCCACCTGCATCTGGGCAGCGAGGGCCTGGTCGTCGCGGCGCACGCGCGTCAGGTACTCGTTGTTGCGGCCGAACACGTCGTACATGATGTTCATGCGCCCGAACACGAAGTCCATTGCCGTGTCCAGCGCGGCATTGCGCAGGAGTGCCAGCTCGGTGACGGCGTCCACCAGCATGCGGCGGCGCTCGGCCTCGCGGTCGGCGGTCATCTGGGCGGCCAGGCGCTCCTGGTACAGGCCGGTCACGCCAGCGGCCACGGCCTGCAGTGCGGCCATGCCCCCGGCGGGCACCGGCAGGCCACGCTGGTTGAGACCGCCCAGCACCTGCACACCCTGCTGCCGGGCCTGGGCCAGCCGGTGTTCTTGGCCCACGTAGCCCAGGCCGTCCTGGCCATGCATGGTGGCGCGCAGCCAGGCCACGGCATTGCGCCAGCCCGGGCCCACGGGCGCCACGATGTCCATCACGCCCTGGAACTCCACGGCCCATTCGTCGACCACCTGATCCAGCTGCCGGGCCAGCGCCTTGTCGTGCTGGGCCACCCAGGAGCCTGCATCCGCCGGATCGAATCCGCTGCTGTACTGCGGCAGCCGGTAGGCGCCATCAGTACGGGCGGGCGTGAAGGATGCCACGGGCGACTCGATGGCCTGGGCTTCGCCGTACTTCTGCAGCGCAATGCCCCAGGCACGGCCCAGCAGCTCGTCAAACAAAATCGCTGATGGCAGCGCGCGTCCATTGGCCATGGTCAGCCCCTCCCGATCCGGCGCTGGCCCGCGACCACGCCGAAAACAATGTTGTCCAGTTCGGCGGCGCCCTCGCCCAACAAGTCGAAGGTGAAGTAGTTGGCAGCCAGGCCCCGACCCGGATCGAAGCGCTGCACACGCTGCGCCGCATCCACGCGCCGCGCGCGGTAGGTGTAGGTCTGCTGGCCGTCGCCGATGCGCACATACAGCTGGCCCGTGGCCGAGACGCCGGCATGGACCGACTCCAGCCGCTTGAGGGCCTGGCTGCCGAAGTCGTGCTTGCCCAGGCACGCACCCCATTCGATGGGCAGGCCGGCATCGGTGGTGCCGCCCAGGCTGTAGACGCCATCGGCACGCACGCCGAACGGCCGGCCGCCCACGGTCATGAAGCTGTCGAAGGCGTAGCCCTCGTAGCGGGTGGAGGCGCTGGATTCGGTATTGACCACCCAGGCATGCCCGGGATCGACCAGCACAGGCTGACCGTCCACGACCCGGAACACCAGCGCCCGATAGCGCTCCACGGCGCCCAGGTGCTCCAGCACGCTGGCCACGATGGCCCCGGAGATCTCCGTCTCGGCCCCGCTGCTGATCTGCTCGTTCACGTCCAGCACCAGACCGGCCGCGCCCAGCGTCAGCGCGCCCGAGGCGCCCACGCGCTCGGCGATGACCAGGGTCACATAGCCGCTGGCCGTCAGCGCCAGATCGGCGCCCAGCAGGTCCTGCGCCCGCACCAGGTGGGTCAGCGCCTCCACATCGGACAGCAGCTGCACGGGCGCCAGGGCCAGCCGGCCTTCGGCATGCCGGTCCTGGGAGGCCACGGTGAAGGCCGGGCCCAGGCGCATCTGGTAGTCGTGGCCCTGGCCACCGATGATGGAGCCGTTGACCACGGGCGGTGGAACGAAGGCCGTGCCGATGGAGTACTGCGGGATCCAGGCACCCTCTCCCACCTCGACCTCGGCCGTGGCCTGCAGGCGCGCCAGCGTGGGGTGCGCCACGGCGTCATTGCGGGCGTCCGATGCCCGGACCTGGGCGCCGGCCAGCCGCAGCGCGCCGCGCGGGATGGGGTCGCCGGCCACGCGCAGGGGCTGCAGCAGCGCCTTGACCTGGGCCAGCGGCCTGTCCGCAGCGAACAGGTCCAGCGGCGCCAGGGCCAGCTGCATCCCCATGGGTTCCAGGGACTGGCCCTCCACCTGCAGCGGCGCCAGGTTCAGCACGGCCGTGCCGTCCTGCTCGACCAGACCGTCCTGCAGCCGGGGCGCGTCCACGACGTCATCACCGGCATACAGCACGGCATCGAGCACATAGGGTCCGGTCATCGCAAATCGGCCCTTGTAGACGCTGACATCGTTCAGGAACCACTCGATGCGCCCGCCTCCGACCTGGGCGCGCACCGTGTCATTGCCTGTCATCGAGCCCACGCGCTGCAGCGTGACGCCGGCATGGCGCACGTTGACCTGGCCATCCCCAAAGAGCAGGCCGTACTCCACATTGGCGAACGATGAACGGCTCACGCGCGGCACCTGGCTGGCCAGGGTGAAGCCCACCACGGCGCCCACGGGCTTGCCAATCACGAAGCTGGCCGTGCCGATCCAGTTGGCCGGCAGCTCGCGCAGGCTGTGCGCTCCGCCGTTCCAGCCAAAGTGCCAGTCGTAGGTGCGGCGCTCCGGGGTGGCGACCTTGGGCGGGCGCGCCGGAATAGCGGGCTGGGCCGGGATCACAATGCGCACGTTCTCGCGGAGCATGATCCAGGCGCTGGTCCAGGTCAGGGGCACGCGCTGGGGAGCGTCATAGTCGGATGTCTGCACGTAGGCCCAGACATCGCTGTAGTGGGCGGCCACCGCGCTCAGGCTCGGGTTTCCCACCCGCTCACGCAGTGCATCCAGCGGCGTGCGCCAGGTCACCAGGCGTTCGCCACCGGGCAATGCCTGCTCCAGCCGCTGCATCTCATGCGGCCCGGCCTCGACCCGCACATCGCGCCATTCGTAGGTGACGCGCTCGGGGATGGCCGGCTGCCCCGGGAACCCCGGGTCCGCAGGCGTGGCCGGCACGAACTCGACCAGCTTCTTGTTCTTGATCAGCGCGTTACCCATTGGCGGGCTCCTTGGCGCGGTGGTCGGCCATCCAGGGCCGGCCGGGGTTCATGGGCAGCAGCTCGCCGTCGTCGTCGCGCAGGCTCAGCAGGGGGAATAGCTCGCCGCGGTTGAAGTCGAAGCGCGAGTCGTCGATGTCGTAGCCGCTGGAGCCGGGCAACAGCTGGCCGTCCACCCAGGCCCAGTACGGCAAGCGCATGCTGAGCGCCGTGGCGCGCCAGCGCTTGCCGCCGTCGCGGCTGGTGTGCAGCTTCACGGCCAAGGGCAGGATGGCGCCGTTCTCGTCGGTCTGGCGCGGGCCGTAGACGGGGATGGCCAGCGTGCGCTGGTCCAGCGCAACGACAAAGCCCAAGCGCTGGGGCCAGGGCTGGGGCAGCATCCGCCGCTCCCATGTGGCGCCGCCGTCGGCCGAGACCATGAGCTGGGCCCGGCCGCCGGGATAGTCGATCACGCCCGGCGATCCCTCTGCATGGATGTACTGGGGATCGAACTGGACCCACAGCAGCGGCTTCCTGTCCACGCGCACGCCGCCGCCGTAGCCCACGGCCCAGTAAGGCGGGTAGTGCCGCAGGCCACCGATCACATCGCCAGCATGCAGGCCCGCGCTGAACCGGCTGCCCGGGATGGTGCTGATGCGCGTGGCGCCGGTGCGGGTGAACGCATAGACCTGCACGCTGGCCGCATCGGGCGCGGGCACCAGGCTGTCCAGCTGCAGTGCGGAGACCAGCAGCAGCGTGTCCTTGTCGCGCGGCACCATGGCGGCGATCACGGGCGCGGCGTTGCCATCCGTGATACCGGTGTGCGGCACATGGACCCAGGACGCGCCGTTGTCGTCGCTCCAGAGATAGGCCCAGCCCGCGCTGGCCGCGCCCTGGCTGCCGCCACCGGGCAGGCGCAGCGTGGTCATGCGCAGGGCCAGCACCAGGGTCTGGGGCGACAGGCGCACCAGGTCCATCTCCACCGGTGCCATGTATTGCCCAGGGCCCACGGCCGCCGGCATGCTGATCTTGGAGGTCTGCACGCCATCGGCCGTGGTGCGTGTGCAGGTGAGGCGGTACAGGCCCGAGGAATCCGGGTGGTAGCTGTCCTCGGCCAGGCCATGCACGGCGACCAGGCTCAAATAGCTCTTTCCATCCTGCTTGGCCATGGCCGGCTCGGCCACGGCATAGGTGCTGCTGGGATCGGCGCGCATGCTCAACAGCACGCGCCCGAACAGCAGGCCTGCATTGGCCGCATAGACCTTGCTCGCGTCGTACAGCTGATCGTCGTCTGCGAAGAAATCGATGGAGCGCGACCCCGGATCAAAGCCCAGTCCGCTGTGCACGCCGAACGAGAGCAGCACCTTGCCGCCGGCCGGCCGGTCCGGGTCCATGCGCACCAGCTCGACGCCCGTGCAGCGGCTGACGCGGCGCACCGGCTGCGCGAAGCCATTCATCCCCGCGAAATACCGCGTGTCGCCAGCCGCAGAGACCTCGCGCACCAGCAGCACGGTGCCGTCGCCCAGGGAGAACAGCCGCCGCTTGCCGTTCTTGGTGGCATGGTCGGCCGTCTCCACGCGGGTCTCCACACGGGTGAAACGCGGCACGCGGGTCTGCAGCTTGGAAGCGGCCAGGTTGCCAAAGGACAGCGGCCCCTGCTGCTCGTCGAGCGCAGACGCCATGAGCTGCACCCGGGGCACAGCGTCGGGTGCCCCCGGGGCGGGCGGCGCCACATCGTCGGGTACGGCCTGTGCATAGCCATCCGTCAGGCGGCGCGCGTCCGGCGGCTCCCACAGCGACACCAGCTGCACGACCTCGCCACCCGTGCGCCGCATGGTGACGAACTCGCCCGAGCGCTGTACCACGCTGCCGTCGCGCCGGTCGGTCATGAAGGTGTTGCCCACATCCAGCATGCCCTTGAGCGCCTGGTGCTCTGGCCCGCCGGCATCGCCCTTGAGGTCCTTGTGGATCAGCATCACACCTCCTCGCGCGCCAGCAGGCAGTCGGTCCAGAACTCGGAGGGGCCGCCTCCGCTGGTGCCGTTCCACCAGAAGGCAGCAAGGCGATCAATGCCGTTGAAGGCGCCATCGGCCTGCACACGGTTCGTCGCTGATAGCGCATAGGGCCGCATCTCTTGCCACTCGAATTCCGTGCCCGCCAGTTCGGCTGCCGTGATCTCGCCCAGCAACACCTCGCCGTCGAGTACCTGGAAGCCACCGCCCAGGCTCACCAGGCGCAGCTCCTGCACCGTCGAAGGCACGTTGACCGGCTTGACCACAGCACCGGCTGCGTCCAGGTCGAACTCATGCACGCCCTCGATTGTGTCCTTGTACAGCAGAGTGACGTCCGCCGTGACACCGACGGGCTCACCAGCCACTGTGACCTGGTACAGGCCCACGTTGATCGTGCGCACCAGCTGGGCCGGAGCGCGGACCTCGAAGTCCGGCGCCGGTGACAGGCCCAGGTCGAGGAAGCCGCGCGACGGGTTGATCGCATCCCCGCTCCAGCCGAACGCCCAGTGCGCTGCATCGATCAGGTCCTGGAAGTCCAGGCCCAGGTAGGGATCATCGGCAGCCACCACGGCCACGAGCACGTCGGCCTGGGGCACCAGGGCCCCGGCCTCGTAGACGAGCGTTCCAGCAGCCATGCCTGCGCCCCGATCAGAACGCCGGCAGCGCGATGGAGAAGAAGTTGACCGCCTGCGGCGCGCCCACCGCCAGATCCACACTGGTGATGTTCAGGTCCGCGCCCGCACGCGCGATGGTGCCCTGCAGACGGGGCTGGGTCGTGGAAGCCGCTCCGGTATCACCGGCTGCGGTAAAGCGGAAGAACCGCGCAGTGCCCGTCTCGATGACAGTGCCAGACCAGGTCTGCGAGGCGAGCTTCTCGATGAAGCCGTCGGCGGCGGCCAGGGCGAGGGTCAGGCCCGCCGAGGTGCCGTCGCTGTAGATCCGGGCCAGCAGCTTGTGCACGGCAGGGTCGAGCGCGGCGTCGGCTGTGGCCGGAATCGAGACCTCCGGGCAGCCGTACAGCTCCAGGAAGCCGCCGTCGAGCGCCGCCTTGAGCGAGCCCGTAGCGAGCATGTGATTGCGAAGGCCGGTAGAGGCTTTGGTCGTCATGGTGGTGGTCCTCGAAAAATCAGGAAGCGGTGGATCAGGAAACGGAGATGAACTGGAAGCCCGCCAGGATCTCCAGATAGAAGGCGGGATCGACGGCGCGCGCCACGGGCAGGCGCACGATGGACAGCAGCGCGCCGGTGTCCGAGCCCTTGCCCGAACTGCTGCTCACGAACACGCCGTTGACGGTCTGCATGCCGGTGAAACTGAACCGCGCCAGGCTCAGCTCGTTGCTCACGCCGCCGGCCGAAACGCTGCCCGGCACCCAGGCCTTGCGCGTAGCCCCGTCGTACTGCGTGACCTCGGTCACCAGCGTGGGCAGCGTGGCCGCCGTCTCGGTGCCGTTGGGCACATAGGAGCCGGACCAGAGCCCGATGAACAGGTTGGCCGGCATGGCCGCGCCCTTGAAGCAGGCATTGGCGATCAGGTCCAGGCCCTCGCCCGGGACGCGGTTGTGCAGGCGCTCCCGGTGCACCAGCGCGTCGTCGGCGCGGCGGCGCAGCACCAGGTCGTAAACAAAGCCGCAGGGGATGGCGTGGTTGGTGTTCATAGCTGGGCCTTTCGAACGAGCCGGGCCTGGGCATAGGAGCCCACGCCGGCCGAAGTGCTGGGGGATTGAGAGAGGGTGGCCACGATGGCGCGCATGCCGTCGGCCTCGCGGTACAGCGTTGCGCCAGCGCCCGAGGCCTCCATGGCGATGTGCTCGGCCTGCAGGTTGGCCAGCGACCCGTCGGGCCGCGCCGAGACGATGCCGCGCGTGCTCATCCAGTGCGCGCCGTCCGCGCCGCCCGTGGCTGCGAGCCGATACCCGGCCTGCTGCTGCAGCGCCCCGTAGGGCAGCACCGCGCGCATGGACTGCGCCGGCAGGCCACCGGCCAGGAAATAGGTCTTGTCCGCCATCACGAACACGCCTGCCTCCACGGCCGCGATGCAGGTGATGGGCGCGGGAAAGATCTCGAAGCCCCGCGACTCGTCGCGCAGGCCCGGGGTGAACGGCTCGCTGTAGATCAGCGCCGAGCCCACGGCCACCAGCAGCCGGCCGCCCTGGTAGGCAATGCTGCTGCCCGCCGGCATCAGGGAAAACTGCACATCGCCCACGACCTGCGGCTGGGCATCGAGCCAGCGCGGCGTCGGGCCAGGCACGGGGTGGTAGGAGCCTACGCGGATGCCGTCGGTGAAGTACACGGCCTCGTTGACCTCGCAGTACACGACTGGCGTGACCCGGCCGTATCCCGCGGCGACCTGGGTGCGCGTGGTGGCGCCCGAGGCATCCACATCGATGCGGAAGATGTCGCCGCTGTCGCAGTACAGGCCATAGGAGCCGTCCAGCGGCGACCAGCCCGAATGACAGTCCAGGCCCTGCTCCGCCAGCGCATACCCGGTCCGCGTCTTGAGCGAGCCCTGGGCCGTCACATCGACGTTGAGCGCGTCACGCAGCAGGTGGCCGGCGCCCTCTGGCAGCCCGAGCTTGAAGTCGGGCGCGCGGTTGTCCATCCCGAGGGGGAACGGGCCGATGGGCTTTGGGGTGGATGGCATGCCCGGGAGTTTCCCGGGCACGCGGCTATTGGTCGAACCCTAGCGGGGGCGCGCCTACCGCGTCTCCGCAGCCATCTCCCGCATCTGCTGTCGCAGCGCCTTTGGCGAGTTGTCCGCGATCCGGTCAATGCGATCCTTGCCCATCTCGCGCACCTTCTTCCACACATCGGGCATCTTGACGACGATAGGCTGCTCGGGATTGCTCTGGTTCCAATCGGCCAGCCGTTCGCGCACCCGGGCCAAGGCACCCTCGTCCTTGCGGAACAGCGCATCCGCCCACTGCGCCTTTATCTCGCTGCTGGTCAGGCTGTAGAAGCTCTTGGCTCGCTGCATGAAGCTGTTGGCTTCCTGGATCTCGGCCACGCTCTTGGGCTGGAATCCGATGGCCTTGGCTACAGCTTCGGCCAGCGTCGTGTCGATCACCTTGTAGCCCTTGGTGTCCTTGTACATGCCGCTGGCGGCCATATCCAGGCCCTTGACCGCATTGCGCACAGCCGTGGGCGAAACCTCCAACGCCGCGCGGCCCGCTGCGGACGGATCCAGATTCATCACCCCACCCACCAGTTCGCGCCCTGCCGCGAAGCCACGGGACACCAGATCGCCCGCCGGCCCCACCACCTCCAGCAGATCCCGCTCGCGGCTCTGCTTGGTCAGCAGCAGGCCTGTGCCGGGCAGCAGGTTGCCCATGCCCAGGCGCCCGGACACGTCGATGGGCGCGCCCGGCAGGCCCGAAAGCCCCTGCTCCATGAACTCGCCCAGCTCCTTGCCCACGATGCCGGCCAGCGCCTCCTTGCGCCACTGCTTGGAACTGAGGTTGTAGCCCATCATCTGGCCCACCCCGTCGATCAGGTCCTCTGCGTCCTCCATGAAGGGCACGCCGCCGGCGCCGCCCATCAGCAGCAGCATGGCCAGGGCCCAGCCCACGGCGCGCTTGCCCTCTGGCCCGCCCTGCTTCCACATGCGCTGCATCAGCTCCAGGTAGCTGACGGAATAGGTCTTGAAGGTGAACAGCGTGCCGCCCACGGCGCCGCGTGCCCACTGGGGCTTGTTGGCCTTGGAATAGACGAACTGGGTCTCCAGCACCGCCTTGCGCGCGAAGGCGCCCGGATCATCCATACCCTGAGCCTTGGCGATTCGGAAGGCCGCGATGAAGGTGGAGCGTCGGTTGAACTGCTCGGCCAGGGCGAACGGTTGGCCCCAGGCCACCTTCGCGCGCTCCCAGGCATTGCCGGCCGCCGCGCGCGCATCCCCGGCCCGCGTACCGTCGCCAGAGCGCAGTCCGCCCGCGCCGCGCGCCTGGGCCATGAGCTGGTGCACTTCCTGCGGCGAGACCACGCCATCGTCTTCGGCAGTTTGCAGGGCATGAGCCAAGTCCGTCTCATAGCGGAAGCCCTTGTCCATCCAGGATCGACGCATATCGTTCAGTGCCCGTGTCATTTGGCCGCTGGCCGCGCGCATGCCTCCGAACTGGCTGAGCCAGGGCAGCGTCACCGCAAAGGGCTGGGTCATATTGACCGCGGCCGAGGCCAGCGAGCCGCCCAGGTACTGCGCGAACAGCATGCCGCGCACGGCCTGGCCTTCTTCCTGGGGATCGCGGATGTAGCTGCGCAAGCCCATGGCCAGGTCCTTCAGCTCGCCCTGCTCCTTCGGGATATCGTTGATCGCGCGATCCATGGTGCCGGCGTTCAGGCCCGCCGCACCCTGGCGCGCATTGCTGTAGATGAAGTTGGCCACCACGCGGCCCACGTCCTGGCTGTAGCCCTCGATGCCCTTGCGCTGGATCAGGCGCTTCAAGGCGCTGTGGTTGTTCTTGGTCAGCTTCAGGTATTCATCGAACACCTTGCGCGTGGCCGCGTCGGCCTCTTTGCCCACCACCATGTCCTTGAAAATTTCCAGCGTCTCGGGCGTGATGCCCGCGAACAGCTTGAAGGACTGCTGGCTCATGGTGCCCTGGGTGATCTTGGCGCCCGGGAAGGCCTGGGCCATTTGGATCATGGCCAGGTTGGAATCTTTCTTGGACTCGTACATGCCGAAGTACTGGCGATTGCCGTCCCGATCCACCACGTCCAGCGTGTACCGGCCGAAGCGCGACAGCGGCGCATATCCGCCGTCCTGCAGATCCTTGGCTGTGGCCGCCCGGTCCACCACCATGTTGTTCAGCTGCAGCAGCCGTTCGGCCAGGTCCGGCTTGGCCTTGGCATCCTCCTGCAGCGTGGTGGTCAGCAGCTCCAGGGCATCGGACAGCTTGGGCGCGTCCAGCACCATGTCACGCATCCCGGCGTACTCGTCGCCCAACGCGCGCAGCATGTCCGCGCGGGCCGTCATGTCGATGGAGCGGTCAATGGCCGCGCGGGCTTCGCGGTACAGGGCAATCTGATTGGGCGTGGCGCCGAACATCTTCTGCAGCTCGGCATCCGTCCATACCGCGCCGGCCTTGAGCATCTTGCTCTCGAAGCGCGAATTCACCAGCGCTTCGTACTGGGCCAGCGGCAGCCCGCGCCACGCGCGCAGCATGCGGTCATCCAGCCGGCCAGCGCGCAGCAGCAGCTGGGCCTTGTCGTCGGCGGGCAGGTTGCCGTACTTCTTGGCCAGCTCGTCCACCAGCACGGCCTTGCCGTCCACGTCCCGGCCCCAGAGCAGCGTGCCCTCAAAAAGCGGCTTGGCCACGGCCTTGTTGTCGGCCGCCGAGACAGGGGTTTTACGATTCTTGCCCACCAGGTCGCCGATGGTGTCCACGCGCGGCAGCAGGCGCGGCGCCCGGTCGGCCGCATCGTTGGCAAGCATGGACACGTCATCGATGTTGCGCTGGGCGGTCTCGTAGACCGGCTTGAAGGCTGGCGCACGCTCGGCCAGGTGGCGCATGGTGCCGATGGTCTTGTCCCAGACGGAGACCTTGCCCGGGTGGGACATCGTCTTCTGGAGCTGGTCCAGAGCGCTGTCCTTGATCTCGGCCAACCGGGAGCGGCTGAACATGAGGTCTTCACCACCATCTCGGCCGGCGGCCTCCCGCGTGTTGATCTGCAGGAGTCCCCGCAGTACACTGGCAACGTCTCCTGAAGTGACCTTGCCGGATCGCTCCTCGGGTGCTTCGGCACCGGCCCCGGAATCCCTGGCCTTCAGGAGATTTTCTTTTGTGATGACGCTGTGCAGGTACATCCTGCGGCTGTTCACGTCCTGGCGCACCAGCACTGTGACGATGTCATCTACCCCCTTGATCTGCACAGGAGCGCTCACGAAGTAGCTCTGCACGTCATTGGCGCGGCCCTCAGCAACCACAACGCCCTGCTCCAGAATCCGAGGTACTGCGGCAAATGCAGCAGCTTTGAACGGGTTCATGCCATGAGCCATGCTGTCACGCACCGCGCGTTCGTCCAGCACCACGGCGCCCAGCTCAGGATTGACGGCCTGGCCGCCGGCATCCTTGAACACCTTGGTTGCCCAGGCACGCAGCAGCGGATAGCCCTGGGGCGCCTCATCGCCGCGCAGCACGGCCACGGGCTCGCCCTGCAGCACGCGAGCCTTGTCCACCACCGACATCTCGGCAGCGCCACGGCTGAACACCGGCTCGATGCGGTCGGTCGCGGCGCGCTGCCCGCGCTCCACAAACTCGCGCGCCGGCAGGATGTAGCCCTGAATGATGTCGGCATCCGACAGCTTGAGATTCTTGAACCCGGGCACGTTGGCCCGCAGCCAGTTGCGAATCGCCGCCACGGCACGGCGCACGAAATGCAGCTGCGGCGTCTTCTCGGCCATCTCTGCCAGCACTTCCTCGGCCGCATGGCGCCGGCTCAGGTCAGTGACGCCGCGCAGGCCGTATTCCTTGATCTTGGCCGCCACCTCTGCCTGGCGCATGGTGGCCACCTGGTTGAGGATCTTGTTCAGCTCCGGCCCGAACATGCCGCGCAGGCCGTGGTGGCCCAGCACCTCGTGATGCAGCACGCGCGCCGCGTCGGCGGGCGTGTTCAGCTTGCTGGCCAGCAGGTAGGCCTTGCCGCGCCAGTAGAAGCCCTCGGGCGCGCCACTGGCGCCGCCGCTCCGCTGGCGCAAATCCGCGCGCCGCGCAGCATCGGGCACGGCCGGGTCGTTCATGTCGAAGGCCACCACGACTTCCGGCCCGTTGCTCCAACCCTTGCGGATGGCATCCACCGTCTCGCGCACCTGGCCCACGGCCTGGGCGCGCGCAGCATCGGAAAACGCCGTCGGCTCGGGCCGCATGATGCGCAGCAGGTTGGCCATCTGGTCATCGGTCAGGCCTTCACCCTCGGCTTCGCCGCGCCGGAAAGGCAGATCCTCGGTGCGTTCCACCGGCCCGGCCTTCAATTCGCGTGCGCTGGGCTGCGTGGCATGGGTGCGCTCGCGCACGCCCGGCACATCCTGCCAGCCCGAGCCCTGCTTCTCCACCTGGCGCACCGTCACGCTCCAGACGCCATCGGCATTGGCGGGCGTGTACGAGACCACGCGGACATGGCTATCCCCGTAGCCCTTCACGATGTTGCCAGGGGTGAAGTAGTCTGCGCGCGCAGCCTCTTCCGCCGCGGCCTTCTTGGCCAGGACGCCGCGCGGCTTCTTCGTGGGTGCAGGCGCTGCGCCAGGCAGCGTGCCGGCCGGCTTCTTCGTCTTGCCCGCGTCACGAACCCAGGCCTTGAACTCGTCCTGCGTCATCTGGGTGATGGCGCCCAAGCCCGTCCAGCCCTTCTCATAGTTGCCCAGGTAGGTCTGGCGCGCATCGGCCTCATCGGCCGCGCCCAGCACCACCTTGTGCTCATCGAACGAGCCATCTCGGTTCACCTGGTCCACGACGAACACCGGCAGGTCCGGATCGCTCGCACGGTCGGTCATGAACACGTCCACATGGTCCTTGTCCGCGCCCACGGAACCCTTGAAGTAGCCGTAGTGGTTCTTCAGGGGCGGCCATTCTGGACGACGGCGGCTGCCGGCCGGGTTCTCGATGCTGATCTCCAGGCCATTCAGGCGGACGTGGCCCTTCTTGTAGTTGCCCGCCTCCTTCTGGGCATCGGTCGGCTCGGGCAGGTCGTTGGCCCGGCTGGTGGCGGCCTCCCGCGCAGCTGCTTCCACGGCTGCAGGTGCTGCAGGTGCTGCAGGTGCTGCAGGTGCTGCAGGTGCTGCAGGTGCTGCAGGTGCTGCAGGTGCTGCAGGTGCTGCAGGTGCTGCAGAAGCATCAGGCATGGCGGCGGCCAGCTTCTCGCGCACCTTGGGCGCCAGGTCAGCCCAGGCCTTTTCATGTGCACCAGCACGTACCGTGACGGGGAGCCGCTTCGCCGCTTTGACAAGGGACTGGCGCTCGGCCGGCGGCATGCTGGTCCAGCGCTCGCTGGCGGCCAGCAGCTGGGCGCGCCGCGCGTCGTTCCCTTCCTTGGCGATGGCCACGGCCTGCTGCTGGCCCGCCGTAGGCGCTGATGCTGCAGCAGGCTCTACAACGGCAGTCTGTTCGCTGGCGCCACTTCGGCCAGGTACAGCAGGTTGCACGCCGGCAACAGGCTGTCCGGCACGGCCACCTCGCGGCCCAGCAGGCTGCGCATCTGCCGCGCGTCCTGCCGGCTGACCGCCCCCAGCCTCCGGAGCAGCCGCAGGGCCTGCTGGGCGTTCATCTGCCAGCCGTACTGCAGGTGCGGTTGAATCATTGGTTGCTCCTTGCGCTTGGATGGCGTCAGCAAGCCGGAGCTGCAGCTCCGCATTCAGGTTCTCCCAGCGCGCGCCGTGGAGACTTCCTTTGATGGCAGCGTTTACACCGCCCACACGCTTGGCCAGGGCCTTGCGTTCTGCGGTGGGCATGCTGGCCCAGGCCGCGCGCCCGGCGTCGATGCGCTGGGCAGGAGTTTGGACCGGCGCTTGAGCCTGCGGGCCTGGCGCCGCACCTGCTTGCGCGCCATCGTGCTGAGACGAGGTGGTGCCATTGGTCAGCTCCTGCGCAGGGCCAGGACCTGCAACCGGCGCTCCCTGCGCTCCTGCTGCCTGCGAAGATTCCGCGCGCGGCGGCTGGGCTTGATCGGCTTGTGTGCCATCGATGCTTCCTTGCTGGGGGGTGGATGTGGTGGCGGGCGTTGGCGCGGCGCCGCGGCCCTGTTTCTCGCGCTCGGCACGGCGACGTTGCAGCTCTAGGGCCAACGGCGTGCGCACCTCTTTGGCCTGCGCAGAACGGAATGCGTTCGACAGGTCTTCATCGGTCCACGTTGCAAGGGCCCCGCCAGCGATCTCGCCCGTGGCTGGGTCTGCAGTGACCTGGCGTTCGGAAGCCTTCTTCTTGGCTGGCGCGCGTGCAGCTTCCTCAGTGGCCTGGGCCATGGCACTGGCCTGCTGGACCTGAGCCGCCGCGCCGGAGTCCACGGCAATGGCAGCAGCTGCAGACAGGGAGCCGGCAGCAGGGTCCAGGCCCATGGCCTCGGACGGGCGCAGTTCGCCGACGGCAGCGTCTATGCGCGCGGCATCAAGTTGCGGCGCAGGCGTGATGCCCTGCTCGCGCAGCCGTGCTTCATCGATGACCGGCTCTTGCTGGACAGCCAGCTGCCGCATGAATTCATCGCGCACTTTCGACAGGCCAGAAGGCGTTTCGCCAGCGGGTTGGCTCTCGCTGTCCTGCTGGAACAGATCCGGGCTGAACGCCTGGTGCAGCGAATCCGCTGCGGCTTTTCGCTCTTCTGGGGACAGGGATTCATCCTGAGCGCGTGCCAGTGCATCTCGGTACTGCTGCTGGTTTTCCGGCCGCACCATCTGGTCGATGGCCGGCCCGTAGGTTGCAACATCGGGCAGGCCCACGGGCTCTGCGCCGGCATCCGGGGGCTGGGCGGCAGCATCGCCCGGCTGACCAGCAGGCACCCGTGGCTCTCGCATCGCCCGATACCCCGCCGCGCCGCCGCCCATGGCCGCGCCCGACAGCGTGCCCAGCACCACCGCCGTATCCACATCCTGGGACCAGTCCTTTCCCAGGGCCAGGTTCTGGAAGATCTGTTCGGCAACCGACTGCGGCAACTCCTCGAGGAAGCCTTCGGAGATGGCGCCTTCGATCACCTGCCGGGGAATGCTCTTGACCGCGCGCTGCTGCAGCAGAGGATTGGCGGCCGCCGTGGCCGCGTCATCGGCAAACTGCTTGGCAATGCCCTTGTTGCCCTGGGCCAGCATGGTCTCGGCATCACCAATGCCCAGGCGCTGCGCCACGCGCCCACCGGCATATCCGAAGCCCGCAGTGGCCGCTCCCGTGGCTGCCGCCGCCGCAGCCTGGCCCGGCGAGAGCAGCCCGTCATCTGTTTCCTGGCGGATCTGCTCGGCTGCAGAGCCCGCGCCCACGACACCCTCACCCAGCGCGCCAGCAGCAGCCGCGCCGCGCGCTCCCATCGCAGCCACCTTGGGAATGGCCGCGATACCCCGCGCGACCGCCCCGCCCGCACCCATGGCGCCAAGCGACGTTCCAACGGCTTTGGCAATAACGCTTGGGTTTTGAATCGCCGCTACCGTTTTGTCGACAATCCCATCAGCCTGCTGGACCTTGCGCTCAGCTTCTTGGGTTGCGTCCGAATACCAGCCGCTTGTTACCTCCCGGGCATCCTTGAACCTGAGCCCTACGGCGCCGTCCTTGTTCTCGAGGAATTTCCCCACCCGCCCACCCGTGGGAATGTCGGCAAGTCCAACGAGCGCTTCTGGCACGCCTATGGCCGTGTCCACCAGTCCTGCGCCAATATCCCGCGCCCACCCTTTCAAGCCGCGCGCCGTGGTGGGCGCGTCTTTCATGATGTCGTCGATCTCGGATGTGGGTTTGGCGGAGTGCCCGGCCAGCGCGGCACTAGGGGGCGCGTCTGTCTTGTGCGCCGGCGCGCCCTTGAGGATGTCATCGATTTCACTCATCCCGCCACTCTTCCGGAGCAGGGGGTGGGCGTCGAACCCTAGGCGGGGCGCTCAAAAAAGCCCGCTGGTGCGGGCTTGCTAAAACGTCATCGGCAATCCATTTGCCCACCGGACTGTGTGCACCGGGCCCCGCCAGGTCCGGCCATGTACCCATTCCCTATGCTGTGATAGGAGCCGCCTTGGTTGTCGTAGCAGTAGCCGCCGTTGCAGTGTGTGATCCGATTGGCAGGTGGAGGTGAAAAATCCTCGTCGCTGAACTGGGGTTTGCGTGCCTTGGGGGCCTTACGACCGAGATTGCTCTGAACGCCAGCATTGCGGTTTGCCAGGCGCTCTGCGTAACCGCCGCCAGCACTCGGCACTGGTGCAGTAGCTTGCCTCTGAAGCGCCTGCTGCTGCACTTCCCAGGCCTGTTGCTGCTCAGCCATTCGGCGCTCCTGCTTACGCAGCTCCGCATCGTAGGCCTGCTGGCGCTCCTGCATCTTCTCCTCGTAGGTCCGTTCGCGCAGCATCATGCCGCCAGTGCTGCGCGCCTCACAGGGGCGATCAGAATAGGTGAACTGCCCGCCTGGGCCTTTGCACTTGAACACCTGAGCATGAGCGGTGGGCCAAATGCCCAGCACAGATACAGCAAGACAGCAGGCAAGGTGACGCATTGGAACTCCTCCTGGCCGCACTGTATCAGCGGCGGAAGCACAGGCCGCCGCATTGGCGCTGCTGCATCGGCAGCCCAGAAGCTGCCTTTCCTTGGGTGGGGCGGGTCGAACCCTAGCCGGGGGTCAACTCAGACGCATGTAAGGCTACACAGGAATGATCCCAATGCAGCGGCCCCATACTGGTGCACCGGATCACTCAATGGCCGTGCACTGGAGGAGCGATGGAAGGCAGAGACGGGGAGCGGGACGAAGACGATGAAAACAGCCCTGCCATGACTGTGGGCCTGGCTGCCGTTGCCATCGTGCTGCTGGCTGTGGCGGTGGGCGTTCTGACGCTGTTTATGCGGGGGTAAACAGGAATGAAAAGCCCTAGCGCGCGGAGCTGGAGGGGGGCTGATGCGCGCGGCTACTTGCGGCCCAGCTCGGCCAACGTGTCCTGCAGCGTCTTGATCAGCCGCTCCACATCCTCGGGAGGCATGTCGATCCAGGTCGTGGACACAGGCAGGCCTGCCGATGTCTTGGCCGTGTGCTTGAGGCCGATGAGCGTCTTTCCGTCCACAACGCTCGTGCGCACGCTGGTGAACTGAAGGAGGGGCGTGGGAGTCATGGTGCGATGGTGGCATGGAAAGCCCACTCATGGCTGACTGTCGTTCAAATCTCGAAAGGCTTCCGGTCTTGGCCTTCGATCCACCGAGGAGCTCGGCCACGGCCCGTCCAAGTCTCACCTGTCTTGGGATTCCGGTAGCGCACGTTTGCAGGCTTGTCGGGAACAAACAAGTCGTCGGGCTTGAGATCGTGATCCTTCACCAGTTTCCTGGCGTCATCAATCGCATCAAGTTTCCTGGCGCCATAGTACTCAGCGATCTTTGCATCCAATGCTGCTCGCTCACGCATAAGGGCTTTGTACTTCGAGGACATGTCTTTAGTGCTCCGGCCAAAAATCTGCAACGTTCCGCACCGTGGTAGCTGAGGGAGGTTGGCTACTCCTCAGAGGCACGTGCGCCATGCCGATGACCGGCAAACAGCGTGCCTTCCATGAGGTCTGGCCCACAAAGAACAAAGCCCGCGATTGCGGGCCTTTGGTCAGACTTCAAAAGCTGTTCGGTCCACAGCGTCCTTGATCCAGTTCGGCGGCTTGCCCCGGCCGGTCCAGGTCGCGCCCGTGGCTGGGTCGCGGTACTTGGCCACGCCTGCACCGACGGGCGACTTGCGTTTGCCCGAGCTGAACACGTCGTCTGCCGTGAGGTTGTAGTCGGCCACCAAGGCGCGGACCTTGGCGATCACGTCGGCCTTTTCGACCTTCAGGACTTCAGCAATGCGTGCTTCGATCTCTGCTTTTTGTTGGAGGAGCGTCTTGTAATCAGGTGTCATGGCTTTTTCATCGGTTGTATGCTAGCGATTTGCATTCTAGTCACATAAAGCGGGCATATGACAGCCCGCGAATGCAAGCAGCCACACTTTCTGAACCCGCCAAGAAAAATCCCTCTCGGGCTACGATGGGTGCTCCTACACAACCATCCCGAGAGGGCGAAACCGATGGAGTCGCACACCTTTGTTGAGTCCGATGCGCTGCTGAAGGGATCCTACGACACCTCGACACACGTGATGCGTCTATGGTTCAAGAGCAACCCGGATCGGGCTTACGACTACCCGAAGGTGCCGACGCATATCTGGAACGAGTTGAAAGCGGCCCAGTCGGCAGGCCGGTACTTTCGCCAGAACATTCAGGACCAGTACGGAGAGCCGCGCGCTCCAGCAAATCCATGGCGACGTCGATAGCGGCCCGCGCCCTGGCGAAATCTACAGTCCAGCTGGTGTCTGGCGACAGGGGTAAGTCAGGCCGATCGGTGGCCACGCAGCCGCCGTGGAAGTCGAACTCACGCCGCGCGAGCAGCAGCACGTCGCGCACATAGGCCAGGTCGGCGTCGGCTGGCCGCGCGCCCGCTTCAGCCCGCCGCGCCGCGGCCCTCGCACGACGCACCGCGCCCAGGGCCACGCAGACCAAGACAAGCACCAGGAGTAGTGCACCGGAGAGGATGAGAATGGAGAGATGTGCCATGCCCCAGTGTCAGCACCGGGGCGGCTGGGAGCGAACCCTACGCAGAGCGCTCGTGGATGTTAAAGCGGCGCCGGCAGCTTGTAGCGGTCCGTGCTGCTCGAGAGGTATGACTGGTCGGAGCCGTCCACACGCAGGGTCTGACCGGCGAGTTTGAACACCCTCCCACCTTCAGCCTCGTAGCCGCCGCCTTCGGAGTAGGTGCCGTGCGTGACCTCTCGGAAAACCTGGACGGTGACTGCTGCTCCGTCGGACTCGCGAGTTGCGTGGATGGTGCCAATGGGTCGAAGGCTTTTGCGCGTCATGGCGTGCATGAGAGTTGAGGAAGGCCCAGTCTACGATGACTCCATCGCGTGCAAGGGTGAGACGCCCATGTGCAGTCTGAGGCCACCAGCACCCATGGGCTCGATTCCGCGTGGCGCTGTTGCGGCGAACCACATCTCCGTGAACGTGCTCGTCGCGCCCGCGCCCGCGCCCGCGCCCGCGCCCGCGCCGATCATGCTGCTGGCCGTACTGCCGCTGCTGGCGAGGGGTAGCCCAGAAAAGAAAAATCCCGCGTAGTGCGGGATTCCCTGGGCCGGCCGCGCTGGCCGGCTGCTCAGTCATCTGAGTCGTCATCCTTGTTTTTCTGCCGAGCTCTGAAGGCTTGGTAGCCCATCCCTGCGGCGAAGCCGAAGGCCAACTTCGCGAGATCCATAACGATCTCTGTCTTGCCGATGTGCAAGGCATACGCCACGAAGAAGAGGGTCATCAACACTATCAGCAGCAAAAACCTTTGGTGGCTTTTGATGCGTTTGGTGACCTCCTCGCGATCATGCTTGCGATCACGCTCTTGAGCCTCAATGCTCTGTCGAGCGACGCTCTGCTTGAGGGAGGTCTCTGCGTTGTCACGCTTGACCTCCTCAAGTCGGATGGCCAGCTCCTGCTTCTGAACCGCCAAGAGATCCTTGACGGTATCTTCGGTCAAAGTAGGGAGCTTGCTGCCGTTACCGTTGCCGTTGTTGCCTCCACTAGTAGCCATGACATGGCGTCAAATCTGACGCTCGATGTCGCTCACGCCCGCGCCGGTACCGGACAAAGAACGCGCCAAAGCCAGGCTTGCCGGGTGTGGGTGGGACAAACTCTGCACGCTCGATGGCGCCAGGGCTCCTCTCTGTGAGCGCGAGGTACTCTTCTGGCGAGAGCATCTCGTTGCGAACTGGCAGCACATCAACAACAAAGGGAGTACGTTTCATCAGTCTCTCCTGCTGGATGTAAGAAGAACGAAGGTACCTATCATCTTCAGTCATCGACCGCAAGGGCCGTCTCATGTATAGCTAATTGATACACATCGTTTAGCGGATAGTAGACAAATTGATCTGTGGATAGTGTGGATAAATAGGCAATAAAAGCTGTTCATATCCACAGACCGATGGACGCCATGACGGCCCCACGGGAGAGCCTCAGGATGGAAAAGTCCACGAAATCCACTATACGGAAGCTCGTGGCTTCAACCTGTAGGCCCATGCAGACCTCGGGCGTGGGCTTGCCCTGTACGGCCCGCGAGCATAGTGCATGCTCGCTGCACATTTCCGAATAGGGGAATTGCGATTCGGTCGATATCCGAAACGCTCGTCGGCGTTTATTGCGCGGCCTGGAATTCCAGCGACCCTGCTACATTCCGCGCATGCGCAGCCTGCAAATCCTGACCATCTTCCTGCTGCTCGCTGGCAACGCCAGCGCGGCCGACTACGCCACCTGCCTCCTGGACAAGCTCCCTGGTGTGAAGAACGCGCCGGCCCATGCAGCCGCGCTGCCCGTGCACCCATCCGCCTGAGGACGGCTGAAGTTTCAGCCGTCCTCGGATGCCAACCAACCACATGTCGAGCAGCTGAGCGGCGCTGGCAAGCGATGCCCAGGTTTTGGGTATCACTTGGGGTGCCGGAAAAATTTCTGACACCCCACGCTCAGTGGAACAGCGGAAGCGAAGGCTGGATCTCTGCCTCCAGCCGCTGGTGCTCCGACTCGAAGTGCGGGATGTCGCGCTTGCGGTCGAGCATGAGCCGGGAACCGAAGGACGCCCGGACCTTGGATTCGACCTCCTGCGCGATGAGAGCCTGCATCTGCTGCCACAGGCCCTTGGCTTGCTGGCTCAGGGCCGTTCGCATGCGGTAGAACTCCTCGACCAGCCGAACCTTGCACTCGATCACGATGGGGCTGTTGCGCAGCATGGAGATCAGCAGGGTTGCCTGCTGCTCGTTCAGCAGCGCGATTTCGGTGGCCTTGGCGAAGCCGCCCTGGGGAAGTGCGACACCCTTTCGGATTTCAAATCTGAGTGGGCCGAAGATCTCCAGACTGGCCCTGTGCTTGCGCACGAGCTTGATGACGCTGGCATGCGGAAGAACGACACCGGCAGCCAGTGCATCTGAGGCCGCCAGCGGCTCCTTGTCGAGCAGGGCAACGATGGGGGTAGGCATTGCTTTCGAGTTCATGGCTCAGCCCTCCACGCCCAGCAGGTTCTTGATGTCTGCCACGCGCCAGCGCAGTTGGCCGCCGTCGCGCACGGGCTGGATGGGGCCATTGCGGCTACCGCAAGACCAGGCGTGCAAGGTCGCGGGGGAACGACGGAGGTGGAATGCCGCTTCGCGGGTGGGGATGGTTTCGCGGGTTTCGTGCGACAAGGCGGGGATGGCCCAAGACATGGCGTGCTCCTTGAACGGGTTGGACAAGGTCTCCCATTCTTTTCATGTCAAGCCTTTTGCCAAACCCTAGACGGGGGACGCCTGCTACAGTCCCGCCAACAGGAGGAGCTATGGGAGCTGTGAAGAGGTTGTTGATCGCCACCGCGCTGGCCGCGCTTGGTTCGCCCGCCCTGGCAGCGGATTACGCGACGTGCCTGCTGGACAACCTGCCCGGGGTGAAGAACGGGCCCGCACACGCTGCGGCGCTGAACCTGTGTGCCCATCAACCTAGGGGCGGGGCTCACTGAAATCCAAGCTTTCGCAACTCCTCACGGCGCTGCTCAAGAGACAGGGACGTGTTGTTTTTGATGGCCAACACCTGCGCACTATCCTTTGCTGGCACGGCCCGCGCTCCACCACCCTCCACCTGCTGCACCTCGCCCGTAACGCTGTTGTGCCGAATGATGCTGCCCTGGCTCGTGGATCCGTCTGCATTCTTGACTGCCGGGGTGACCGTGACTTTCCAGGGCGAGGGATCGGCATCGCCCCGAATCGCGCGCATGGCCTGTTGAGCCTGCTGCTTCTGCTGTGGCGTGGCGTTGGGGTCAAGGAGCGTGTTGCGCAGCGTCTCTTCCTGGGCGGCGGCCCGTGTCTTGAACCCGCGTGCGACCTGCTCGCCCTGCAGGCGCTGCTGCTCGATGCCCACGCGCATGCCCGTGCGCCCGGTTTCTCCTGCCTGCTGCATAGCCTCGCGCTGGAGCCCGCCGGCTTGCTGCATGTCTTCGCGCATGAGGCCTGCGTTCTGGCGCATGGTCTCGGCTTCCAGGCCTGGCTGGGCCTGGCGCAGAACCGCGTCGGTGCCCAGCATGGCACGGTACCGTTGCATGTCCGGGCTATTCTCAGCCCCACGGCCGCCAAAGCGCCGGGTGTTGGTGATGGAGCTGGCCGACACCTCGGCATTGCGCAGGTCGTTGCGAGATTGCCAGTCGTTGCCAGAGTGGGCGATGGTGGGCGTGCGAAAGCCCGGAAAGCCCAGGCGCGGCTGCTCGACCTCGGTGCGCTGGCTAGGCGTGAAGCCGCGCGCTGTCGATTGTGCGGCCAGGTTCTCGCCGGCCGCGTCGTTGCGTCGCGACGGCAAGCCGCGCGGCTCGTTGCCCAGCGCCGCGCCCTGTGCGCTGTCGGAGAAGCTGTTGCCCTGGCGAAAGATCCCGGGCTGGACTTCCTGTGGCGCCGCCGAGCTGGGCGGGCCCATGGTGCTGCCGGCGGATGGCGTGGCCTGCGGCGAGGTGGCCGTGGCTGCTGGAGCTGTGGATGGCGTGGGATTCACACCTGTGGAGGCCGCAGCAGGCGTCGAAGCCGCGGCACCACCGCCAGCGATCCCGGCACCACCGGCCAGCGCGCGCGGGGCATTGAGGCCAGAGTTGAGCGCGCCGCTGATGGCCCCGCCAGTTCGCGCGATGGCACGGGCGCTCCCACCCAGCGCACCGGGCACAGCATTGGCCAGGTTCGACACATTGCGGCCCAGTTCTGTGTTCATGGGATTGGACTGGGAGCCGTCTGGAGCCGGAGCCTTGGGGTAGCCGTCGGTCGGGATCTGGTCCTCTGGCGCACCACCATTGGCGAAGAACACCTTGGGCTTGAAGCCGCGCGGCACGAATGCCTGTTCGGGTGCTGGAGTGTGGGTGGCATCGACGGCGGCCTGCAGCGCGCCAGCGCCGCCCATGGCGTGCACGGTATCGGGAGGCAGGACAAACTCGCCAGGCTTCACCATGGCGGGGATGGAGTCGGGCGCCTGGTTCTGGGCCTGGGCCAATGCAGCCCGCTGACCGGGCGCAAAGCCACGGGGCCCTGTGTATTCAGGCGGTTGCTCCGTGCCGGAGGCTTTCCTGGGAGTGAATCCGCGCATTGCGAACCTTTCAGCACCTGCTATGGCAGATGAATGACGTTGGTGTGTGGCTGGTCATGGCGCGTGGCCCGACGCAGGTCCGAGTCCGGCCGCATGCCGAAGTAGCCTTCAAAGACCGAGTACGACTGCTGCGACTTGCCTGGGTCGAAGCCATCCGCATCAGGTTGCCCAAACGCGCGGTACAGGGCCCAATGCACGAGATAGGCATGGTGGGCCTCATGGATCTCGGGTTTGTCGTGGCAATGGGTCAGCTGTTTGAGGGGCAGCCGATAGGCCTCAAGCCGAAGCATCCCGACCTCGCGCGGCGTGGGCACCAGGCGAAGCCGCGTCTCGCTCTGGATGGCGAAGCGAGGCTCATCGCTGCAGCGGTCGCGCCAGTGCGGATCCTTGCGATCCAGATACTCCCGAGACACCACCGACAGCTCGCGGCCTTCGCTGGCCGATGCGCCGACAAACCGCAGATGGGCGATCTCGTAGACCTTGGGGTGCAACTGGTAGCTGGCAATGTCGGCCGCGACGGCGATCTCGCAGACAGCCGGCGTGGAATCGTCCAGCAGCAGGCGGCCGCGCACTGCCGCTTCCGACTGGGCTTCATTGAACCAGCCCACGACCTGGGTCTCGCCCCAAAGATATGGCTCCTCCACATCCTTGGCGTCGCATCGAAACAGGGCGATCAGGTCCTGAAGAGTCATGGCGCGCTGCCGTACTGGTCGACCATGCCACGAACCCGCTCGCGCATCTTGTCCAGACCCAGGTTGCCCGGCAGATCCAGCTTGTAGGTCTGCTTGGTCCAGTCGCGCAGCGCCTGCTTGTCCATCTTCTCAATCTGCTGCAGCACGTTGAAGCGGGCCTCTTCCTGCACGCGCCGCTCGTCCTCGGACTTCTTCGCGGCCTCCAACAGCGCAGCGGTGTCGTCGGGCTGCTGAGTCGGCACCGGCGTTGCAGCCAGTCCAACGCCCTCCCCTTCAGGCGCCGCCTCCTGAAAAATATCCGAATGGCGCAGGAACCGGGCCGCCAGCGCAATGGGGACCACACGCGTCTGGCCAGGGTCGAAAGTCAGGCGCGAACGGTAAATGCGGTCGAGGAATGGCGTATCCGTTCCCGTATAGGTGACGGCCTGGGTCTGTGCAACGGTCATGTTGATGTCCTTGGGTGCTCGATGGAAAGCAGCAGGGCCGCAGCCCTGCCCTTTCAGATCACGGGTGCTTACTGGTTGCCCAGACGCTCGCCGTGGACGATCACATCCAGGCGCGAGACCTTGGCGTTGGCCGCGCCGGCGGTCGTAAGCACCAGATAGGCTTCCTTGGGGAGCTTCACGGGCGCCTTGGAGCTGGTGGTGCGCAGGCGCGCGGCCGCGTTCAGCACCAGGCCAGCGCCGAAGTACTCTGGGTCCTGGGGCACGGTGGCGTGGTCCACGCCGTCGATGTAAGTGAAGCCCAGCGAGCCCGTGACGGCCGCAGTCATGGCCGTGGACACGATGACCTGGGCATCTTCGAGCAGCATGCCGGCGGGCAGCTTCTCCAGCACGACCACATCGCCAGCAGCGATGGCAGCATTGGAATCCGCGCCAATGGCCGCGCCTGCAGCATTGGTCTGCAGCGTGGCGCGCAAGGTGGTGAGGTTGCCGTAGGGAGTGAAGCCGCCGAACTGCAGCATGCCCAGGCCGGCCTTCTTGATGGTTGCCATGATGGCCTCCTTGAGGTTGGGGAAGTGACGAGGGGCTGGCCGCAGCCAGCCCCGGGGCATCAGCCGCGAGGCTTGATGATGGGCACGGCGGTATCGAGCACCGTCACACCGTGATCCGTGAACTGTTTTTCATCACCGTGGTTGACCGCGAAGCGGATCTTGGACATGCCCAGGACAGCGCCGATCAGCAGTTCCAGCTTGTCGCCGTGGTCCATTTCCTTCTCCGACCAGAAGAAGGGCACGCCGCTGTGGTCCGAGCGGCCGAAGGCCTGGCCCAGCGCCTGGCCACCCAGCAGGATGGCTCGGTCCACCGCGAACTTGTCGGTGAACGATGCAGGCACCACCACCGACGATTCCTGCTCACTGGTGTAGCTTGCGCAGTAGCGCAGCTCGTCGCCAGCGTAGAAGCGGATGGCCTTGGGCATCTTGATGATCAGGATGCCATTCCACAGACCTGCTTCGCCCAGGAACAGTGGATGGTCCTTGGCCAGCCGCGCGCGTGCCATGGCGTTGCCCTGGAACGCGCGGAAGTTCGGGTCCGTGGCGAAGCCGCTGTACTGGGCCGGAGATGCCAGCAGCACGCGGATGGGGCTGTCCGTGGCGGCCAAGTCCTCATCGAACTCGACGGGCGGGGGCGGCAGCGGGATCTGGTCCATCCACGAGCGTACGGCATCCACCACGTCCATGCTCAGCGTGTCCGAGCTGGCGATCACCAACTCGCCCGCGTTGGCCTTGACTTCGCCCACGGCGCCCGCGCCGGCCACGAGGTGGCGATTGCGTGTCGGGGCCTTCACCCGGTTCACCATGATCTCGGAGAACTTGGGGTGCGATGCCAGCGGCACGCGCCATTCGATCAGGTGGTCGTTGAAGCCGCGCGCGCCGGCCAGGTGGACCAACGTCGAATGCTCGATGTAGTCATCCATCAGGCGCTGGGCCTTGGGGCGGCCGAACTTGCGCAGGTCGTATGGCGTGCGGATGCGCGACATCTGATCGCCCATGTCGACTGGAAAGCGCGCCTGGTTCACACGGAACCGCGCGTTCTCGTAGCTCGTGCCCACGCCCTTGCCCTCGGCAAACTCGCTGCCCATGATGGGGTAGCTGCCGATGGGCTGGTCAAGCTGGAACTCGACCTCGTCGCCCTTGCCTTTACCCAGATCCTCGGCACGCACGATGGGCATCGTGGGCTTGGTCTGGCGCTTGGTGCCGGCCACGGCATCCGCCTCAGTCGGCATCTTGCCAGTCAGGCGGTTCAGCGTTGTGCGTCGCTGCATGCAGGTGTGGAACACGCCCACGGCCTGCTGAATCATGGTCCCTGGGTGACCATAGGGGGTGATGGTCTTGGTGGTGGACACGATGGACCTCCTTTACATCTGTTTGTTAAGCCAGGCGGTGATCTGCTCGGGCGTCTTGCCCTCCATTGCGTAATGCAGATCCACGCCACTCAGTTCGGCCATCCGCTCATCCGGCGACAGACCATCCACGCGCCCGCCAGGAATGCTGGAGAGACTCGAGGGAGGGCCGGCCCGCACGGCTTCAGTGGCGGCCTTTGCTGCGGCTTTAGGGTCCGCAGCGGGTTGAGACGAGGGTTTCTCGGTCGCCGCCTTGTAGGCGTCGAACACCTCCACGATTTCGGCGGACGTACCGCCGGTCTTCGGGTCGAACAGGCCCCAATAGGCGTTGCGGACCACGCTGGGTTGCGAGTCCACCCACGCCTTGAACTCAGCGCTCTCGACGATGGAGTCCGCGTTGGGGTGCGCCGTGTAGATGGCGTCCAAATGGGCATCGGAGGAGGACTTGGACTGCTGCTCGCGCAGCGGCTGCAATTCCTTCTTCAGTTCCTGCTGCAGTTCCGCGCGCAGCTCATTGCGGAGCTGTTCACGGGACTGCTGGTGGAGCTTGAGCAGCCCATCCCGCAGGCCGGCTTCGGAGAAGTCGCCGAAAAGGTCTGCGTCCGCGCCCGCCTCGATGGCCGCTTGCACTTCGGCGGCCATGGTGTCGGTCTTGGTCGGGGCCTGTCCGGCGTCTGCCCGCGCCTGGGCTTCGGCCTGCAGGGCGGCCAGCTGCTGCTGGGCGTTGTCAGCGGTGGCCTGGGCCTCATCACGCTGCTTGCGGATCTTCAGCACCTCGTCAAAGGAGATGGTGTGTTTGCCGTCCCGCGCCAGGACCACGGTGTTGTCCGCGGTCTGTTCGGCTTCAGAAACGACCTTTGCGCCATCAGTGCCGCCCGCAGCAGGTGCAGCCTGCTGTTCGCTTGTGGTGCCAGCTTCGGTGGCGCCTTTGTCATCCGGTGCAGCGGTGGTCGCGGGCGCGCCACCAGTTTCCGGCTTGTCGCCGGTATCGCCCGATTCCGCCAGTGCCAATGCCTGGGCGGCCTGCTCCGGCGTCAGTGCGCCGTCGATAGTGCTGTAGAAACTCTCGTTTGATGTCGTCATGCCTGTCCCGCCACATATCGCCGTGGCCGCAAAGGGCCAGCAATCCGGTGCGGCACCTGGGCGCCGCGCCATCTGCTCTTGAATCCGCAGCACCGAAGCGCCGCGGCCTTCGCCACGGCGGCATGCGCCATGGCTTGCAGGCAGTGTCAAAAAGCGCGCGAGGAAAGACCAACCCTAGACAGAGCGGCAAGAAAAAGCCGCCCGAAGGCGGCTGGAATAGAACTGCTGGCGGTCAGGCGCCAGGCGGCAAGTTGTCGCCATCGGTGGGCGTCTCGATCCCCTGCATGCCGCGCGCCGGCTCCTGCGGGATGGGCGGGAATGCAGGGCTGGTGCTCTCGCGCACCTGGTCGGTGTCGTCGGCCGCGCCCGGCCCGCCCGGCCGCGGCGCGGGGCCGCCGGCCGCCACACCCGGCACCGGAAAGTCCGGATCGTCGCCCCCTGGGTTCGGCTTCTGGTAGCCGGCTCCGGTCATGATCGCATCAGCGATGGGCGCGATGGCCGGATTCATCGCGACCTGGGCGCCGCCCTGCATCGCCGAGAAGGCGGCCTGCACGCCCACCTGCACGGCGTCGGCCATCACCTTCTTGATCTGGGCATCCGTCAGACGCTCCTTCATCTCCAGCTCGCGCGCCTTGAGGTCGTGCCCGGCCTTGGCCAGGGCTGCCTGCACCTCCTGCTGAATGCGCTGCTCAACCTGCTCGGGAGATTCCTGAGCGGCAGCAGCCTTCAACGCATCCACCAGCTGCCGCTTGAACGGCACATCCATCAGGCTGGCCATCATCGGCATGGTGACGGCTTGGAACTGGGGCGGCATGGACTTGACCACCTCGCTCATTGTGCTCAGCTGCTGCGCCCGGAATGTGCTGCTGCTGGGCACGTCCTCCAGGCCCACCAGAAGGCGGGTGCGCTGCAGGTCGTTGGACAGATAGGGGATGCCTGTTACCGGATCTTCCTCGGGCTTGTTGATGGTCACAGCCCGGTCTGCCGTGATGGCATCGCCCTCGATGATGATCGTCTGCTCATCCTGGCCCAGGTCCTGAACGATCATGCTCATCAGCAGCTCGCCCACCATGGTGCGGCTGGTCTTGAAGTTGCCGATCATGTACGCCAGCGACTGATTGGCCTGCTCTACCTGGGTCTGCTCCTGCACGCCACTGGTGGCAGTGCCGCGCCGCCCCGAGAAAGCCCCGGCAGCCGCCGGGTTCACGCGCTCGATCGCGCGCCGGGCGTTCTCCAGCTGCTCAAGCTGCTGCGCCGTGGCCTGAAAGTCCCGTTCGACCTTGAATCGCGCGCCGTTCTGCTGCATGTGCGCGGCGTTCAGCACGATGTCGGCATCCGGGCGGCCAATGGTGCGCCGGAACTGGTCATCAGTCATGTCCACTGCGCCCTTGGTGCGCTCGGTCCGGAACGCGCCCATGCCCCAGCGAAGCCGCGAGTTCCCGTTGTTCAACGTGTCCTGCATGTCCAGCAGGTTGCGGATGTAGCCATAGGGCACGTTGGTGCTGTCTTCCCTGAATCCCCAGAAAGGCACGTATGGGAAGTGGCGGTGGGCATAGGGCGTGGGCCCGTCGAACAGGACATGCGGGCCCAGCCAGTAGCTGCGGCGGATCTTGGCCACCGTGGCGCGCATGGACTTCGCGGCCTTGTTGACCAGGGCATAGACATGGGCCGGGTTGTTCTCGTCGTACTCGACCACGCGCCCGTCCGGGCTCTTGAGCACCACAACGTCAGACCAGCGGCGGTACCAAAGCTCGGTCAGGCAAACCTCTTTGCTGACGGGGTTGTGCCAACGGTCCTCCATGGTGGTCCATTCCCGAGCCACGTTCCAGGCCCGCGACAGGCCCGTGCTCGCGCCCGCGTCCATGGTGTCGTACCCGCTCCACCAGTTGACGCCCGCGCGCCCGAACTGACGCACAAGCTCCTTGTGCTCCGGGAAGACGCGCGCGATGCGAGAAGGATGCATCCAGCGCTGGCGCCGCAGCCAACGCGCATCGCTGAGGTCGGGCTTGATGGAAGACCAGTCCCAATGGATCTCATTGCGGTGAATGGCCAGGCACTGGTAGGGGTAGCCAAAGGGATCATCGGACCGGCTGACCTCAGCCCAGCCAATGCCCACGCCAATCTGGGGGTAGAAGGCATCGCTGCAGGCGTCGTCTGCCTTGGCATTGCGCTCAGCCTCGTTCAACTTGAAGTTGATGGCGTCGGCCACATCCTGGCCGCCCGGCTGGCCATTCGGGGTCACGCGCCAGTCCGTCCGTGTGGACTTCTCGTAGCCCCGGATCCCCTCCAGGCTGCCCGCGATCAGGTTCTCGCGCACGACTGGTATGCCCTGGGACTTCATGTGCCGAATCAGCTCCGTCTCCAGCTGGTTGCCGTCGGCATAGTCCATCTCACGGTCGGCCGTGCGGCGCCAGGCCCGGGGCTGGGCATCTATCTCTTCGTGAATGGACCGATATTCGGCAAGGGTCAGGGGCACATCGCCGTCGGGCGTGTCCACGGGGTCAATTTCTGCGTAGTTCTGGGCGGTGCTCATGGTGTCGTCCTCAGTAATAGACCGGGGCTGGCGCCTCTTGGTATTCGCCGATGGCGGCATTCGTCATCAGATCCACTGCCTGGCCGATGTAGCGGAACATGTCCGCGCCGTGGCTGAACTCGTCATGCATGGGGCCCATGGGCTCGTCCGTCTTCTGGTGGATGTCCCGCCGATACCGCCGCAGGCACTCGATCAGCCGCGCGGTCTTGGTCTCGTCGAAATAGCAGCGGGGGAAGATCATTCGCGCGCCCTTGATGCCCTCTTCCACGTTCATCGCGCTCAGCACCACAACGCTGCGCCGTCCCATGGCCGTGAGCTGCTGCTGAGTGCTCTTGCCGGTCTGGAAGTTCTTGGTGCGGCCGTCGTGCGGCAGAAAGTCAGTGCCCCAACGGAACGAGCGCTTCTCGATCTGGGCCACATACCAGTCCAGGGTCCGATGGCTGTCCTCGATGTAGTCGATGACACGCAGGTCCTGCGGCCCGCGCTGCACAAAGCCAATGGTCATGGCGTCATTCCAGCCCAGGTCCCAGATCGTGTGCACCGGCAAAGTCGGGTCGTACGGCACGGGGCAGATCCGCTTTTGCTCGTACAGGGCCTCGATCTCGTGACGGTAGATGGACCCCGCCGACACGCGGCGCGGCTTCCCTTCCCAGATATGGGGGTAGTCTTCGGGATTGGTGGCTCTGTACTTGCGGCGCTCCTGGTCCAGTACAGCCGGAAACCATGGGTTGTCGCGCCAGTTGATCTCGCAGACCCAGGTGTCCGGGCTGGGCTTGTCGATGAAACGGACATAGGTCTCGTCCGTGTCCATGTCCGGATTCAGGGTCATCCAGATCTCGGAGCCCTCCTTGCGAATGGTCGGAATCAGCACATCCCAGGACTTCTTGCTCACGCCGTGGGCTTCTTCCACCCACACGAGATCCACGCCCTCAAAGGACTTGATCGAGTCCACGGTGTGGCTCTGCAGGCCGGTGAACAGGAACAGCGAGCCGTTGGCGCCGCGAATCTCGGTATCGAGCACTTCGAAGAAGGACTCCAGTCCCATTCGAACAATGGCATCCTTCAACAGGCGGTGCACCGAATCGCGCATCGACTTCTGGACTTCGCGCGCGCACAGCACACGCAGAGGCCTGTCTGCCGCCATAACCAGCAGCACCGAAGCCACGGACCAAGACTTGGCGCCGCCCCGGCCGCCGTGCATCACCTTGTAGCGGCGAGGCAGCCAGATGTCACGGAGCTTCTCGGGCAACTGCAGGAGCGCATGCGGGGCATCAATCATCGCCGTCCTCCTGCCGCACAGGCGGCTTCACGAACTCCACGGTGACACGAGGAGGAGCGCCATCGCCATTGGGCCCTTGCCCAGGCCCTGTCTTCGGGTCCATGCCGAATGCCTGCCGCTCCATGTCCACCAGGATGCGCAGGGACTCGGCCAGGGTCTTCATGGACTTGCCACGCTCAGGCAGGCTGATGACCTTCATGTACAGGTCATTGAGCTTGTCCTGGCCGTTGTCGTCGGGCTGGCGCATCAGCTCGCCCAGTTCCTCGAGGAGTGCAACGTTCTCGGCACCGACCATCCGCTCCAGTTCATCCATCAGGCAGTTTGTGACCCGCCGTGCACGATGGATGTCGCGGCGATGGGCCAGGCGGATGTCGGCCACAGCCTGGGCGTTGGCATCGATGACGGCGCGTTCCCGAAGCTTGGTATCCATGGATACCTGGCTGGATACCGCCTCCCTGGATACCAAGGCATCAGCCTTGGCCTGGATCTTTACACCCAGGTCGCGCTCCCATCCATCACGCTTGGCGCGCTTGTTGATAGCACCATGGGTGATGCCGTTCTCGTCGGCGATCTGGCGGAGGGTCTTGATGCCGGCCCGGTAATCCAGCTCGATACGCTCCCAGTCGGCCGGGGCGCTGGTCGCCGCGCGGCTGGCAGGCGACGCAGCGCCTGCGGCCGATTTCGCAGCCGTAGGCTTCTTGGGTAGAGGTTTCTTTGGAGGCTCGGACTTGCCGGCAGGACGTTGGGCCATGGCCGGAAGTGTTCCGGCATGGCCTAGGGCCGTCGAACCCTAGCCGGGGTGACGCATCACCCCAACGGCTACCTGCCGAAATTCAGACCAGCAGCTGGTCCTGCATCAGCAGATCGCCCTGGCGCGGGTCAGCCTTGCGCTGGACCTTCAGCGCTTCCACCTTGCGCTCAAGCGCTCTCCGTTTTGCCACCTCCTCCAGCAGTTGGTCCTGCAGCTCAGTGACGCGCGCCAGGGCCGTGTGCTCGAGCGCGATGCCGGCATAGGCTTGGCCCACCATCCCGCCTTCGGTCCTGCTGAAGTGGACTACATGCTCTCCGATTTCCAGGATGGATCGCCCATCGGTCAGGTGCGTGACCGTCACAGCGCGCGCTGGACCATGCTGGTGCACAGGGCGATAGCACTGCTTCACCGCCGAAATCATCCCCTCGCCGCGCAGCACCTTGATGCGGTCGTCCACGGTGGTGAGGTTCAGGCCCGTCATCTTGTGGATGCGGTCGCGCGTGGGCTCTTCCCCGGCCTCATGCAGCTGGCGGATCGCTTCGTAGACCTGCGTTAGCGTGGGTACGGCCTCGACCGCGCCAGTGTCCGGATTGCCGCCGGCTGTCTTGTGGATGGTGCTGGTGGTGGCTTGGTTCATGCGGTTTCACTCCAGAGGGGCAGGCGTTTTGGCCATTGGCCGGATTCGAGGATGGTGTGGCGGGTGATGCGGCCCCATTCGAGGCCGTAGTCCCGATGGGCTTCGCGGCCGCCATCAACAAGGCGGTATTGGTCGTATGGGATGTGACAGCCTTCAATGCCTGGGCGAGCGCAGCAGAGCGGGAAGCCTGTGCGGTCATCTGTCTTCAGGCCCATGCCCTTGCCGAGGTTCAGGTGCGCGTGCTGGGAGAACCCGCAGACGCCGCACCACATGCACGGGAGCGCGGCGACGGCGCGGCGGTAGGCCTCGCATTCGAGAAGCTCAGCCTTGGGCACGACCAAGCCCGTGCTGGCCGCGCCCATCACTACGACGCTGGCGCACACCATGCCGGCAGTCGCGCGGGCACTGTCCATGGCGCGGGCCGCGCGCTGCGCCAGAAGGTCCTCGCGGTCCTCAACCTGGGCGGCGGATGGCAGCCGGCGGCCAAAGCTGCGGCGGGGCCAGGTGCTCCGGTTCTGGATCATCGGATGTCGCCCTCCAGGCCCACATCCACGAGGAAGCCGTGGTCGCCCATCACGCAGACGCGCGTCGGGCCGTACTGCTCCAGACGGCAGCAGCGGTTTTCCGACCAGACGGAGAAGCGGTAGCGGCCCAGGGCATCGGGGCCTTCGATGCGCTCACGCATCGCGGCGCCCCGCCACAGGGGCGGGTGTTGGGACGCGGCGCGCACGGGGCCACGCTGGCCACGGCGCGGAAGGTCTGGGCGGAAATCAAGCATGTGCACCGCCCTCCCCTGCGCAGGCGTCGAAGTCCTGCACCTCCATGCCCAGGTCCAGGGCCAAGCCGTGCTCCACGCGCGCGCCCTTGGAGCCGCGCCAGCCGGGCAGCATGTAGACCGCATCGCACTTGCACAGCTGCGGCAGAGCCAAGCGCATGTAGCCGGCCCAGCTGCCGCACGCTGGCGCGGGGTTCTCGGCCGGGTTCTCGACGTGGTGGCCCTGGGCGCGCAGCGTGGCGGCGGCTCGGTTGAAGGCCGGGTAGTTGAAGTCGGGCAGGCCTGTCATCGGGCCGGCGATGTAGATGCGCTTCATGGCCGTGCCCTCCGGAAGGACCACGCGATCATGGCGGCGTCACGCTGGTGCTGATTGCTGCGGCCGGCCCAGCCGGTCAGGCGGCTGAAGGTGGCGGCATCGATCTTGGCGCCGTGGGCGCCGCCGGCCTTCGCGCTGGGCGGCATGCCGTGGCATGGGATGCCCAGCGCCGCGCACAGGCCAACGATGAGCTTGCACCAGGCGTCGATCTCGCCGACGTTGCGGGCGATCTTCTTGCGGGCACCGTCGCTGCCGTTGGCTGTCCAGGTGCGGCGCGCGGCGCGGCTATCTTCGAAGATGACCAGCGTGGGCCGGCGCTCCTGCAGCACCAGGGCAATTTCTGCGGGCTCAATTTCCTCCAGCCCCTGCAGCTGGCCGTCTACGATCCAGGCCAGGCCCGTGTGTTTGCCCGGGTCCATGCCCAGCACCGTGATCGGGCCCTGGTGCCCAGCCGGCACCGTCACGCGCGGGGCGGCGGGCGCCATGCGAGCGCCTGCAGCTGCTGCACCACCTGCTGCTCGATGTCCACGAACAGCCGGGACTCGTCCCTGTCCAGCTCCCTGGCCCTGGCCTTGACGTACTCCCACCACCCGGGTTGCTGGGCCAGCTTGACGAGGTGCGCCACGGCTTCCCCGCTGAGATTGATTTGGTGTTGCTGCCATTGGTGTTCAGACGACGATGAATTCATGGGTGTCGCTGCCGTGGCTGTTGACCAGCAGCTCGCGCAGACGGCGTTCGGTGGCGCGGTGCGCGCGGATGAAGGTGCGGGCCGGGATCACCTCCAGCACCTGGCCGTAGGCCTCGCCGAACTCGACCAGGTGGCCCAGTTGCACTGCGTTCAGGCGCATCTCCTGGCCATGGCCGTGCTTGCGGCCCAGGTCAACCACGGCGGCCACCGCATCGGCAAACAGGCTCTGGGCCTCGGGCTCGGTGAAAACGCCCATGCCCAGCAGCGTTTCGGACAGGTTCGCGGCGTCGGCCAGGTCGCGCCAGTGCTGCACCGTCGGAACGGCGTAGCCCACGGCATGCACTGCGGCCAGGACTGCAGCAGCCATGGGTTCGCGCTTGCGCTGGTGCAGCGGCTGCCGTTCGCTCGCAGACAGCTCCTGCGCGAGCGAGTAGGCATAGGGCAGCGCCAGGTAGGCACGGGTAGCGGCCGGATGGATGGCGCTCATGGCTGGCTCCCCTGCTGGTGCTGCGCCACGGCGGCGGCTGTGCGGCGCTTGGCCTGCCCCACGCGCATCCGGCCTGCGCGGGCCTGGACCTGCACGGGCGTGAAGCGCGAGGCCTTGAGCGCAAATGCTTCGCGCAGGGTGGCCAGCTTGGACAGCACCTCACGCTTCGGGCCGCTGGGCATGGATTCGGGTGCCGGCAGCGCCAGGGCGGCGCGCGGTGCCGGCAGCTGCAGCTGTTCGCGCAGGTCATCAGTCAGGTCCTCCAGCCCGCCCGGCAGTCGGCCCGCCGTGATGGCTTCCTGCACGGCGCGCGTCCGGGCTTCGGGGTCGTGGCCAAGGCTGACCTGCACCACAGGGCGGCGACGCAGGGCACGGGCCTCGCCCGTGATCCGGCCGTAGGCCTCGATGAAGGCCTGCCGGGCGCCGAACTTGTCGCCAGCATCCAGCAGCGGCGCGGCCACGGCCCAGGCCTGGGCGATCTCATCGGTCCACACCACGGTGGCCTGCTGGTCAGCACTGGTCAGCGCCAGGCCATAGGCTTCGGCGGGCAGCATGCGGCCCATGGCGTGGTCCACGTACTGCAGCACGGTGCCAGTCAGGATCGGGCCGCGATGCTCGGCGCGGATGCGGGCCAGGGCCAGGCGCAGCACAGGCTTGTCGATGTGGGCGAGGTCTTCCGCCAGCAGCAGCAGTGCAGCAGGCCGGACCTGCTGGCCGCTCAGCTCCATCGTGGCGCCAAGTTCCTCCAGCAGCCAGTCGGTGTCGTGGTGGTCAGACATCGATCACCTCCCCCTCGCCTTGCCCGGCGCCCGGTGCCGCAGCCTGGGCAGAGCCTGCACGCTCACGCATCAGCCGCTTGGCTTCCTCGATGGCGCCCGCGTTCGCGCTCGTCTGGTCGGCCTGGCGGGCCTGCGTGCTGGTCATGCCTACGCCGGTCTGGCACTGCGTCGCCCACTTCTCAGCGTTCTGCTGCAGCAGGCGGACAGGGTGCATCTCCCGGACGATGAAGTCCTCCTGCACGCGGCGCACGTAGTGCACGGCAATGCGGGGGGCGATCTCGGCGCCGACGCGGTCGATGAAGTTGCAGATCTGGCCGCCCACGGTCTGGTTCCAGACGGGCCAGCTGCGGTACCGGCCCTCGTAGGCAATGGCGTAGGCGATCCAGGTCTTGTGGGACTTGGTGTCGGGGCCGGGGTAGCGCAGCTCTGCAGGGATCTCGTGGATTGTCCCGTTGGGGGCTGTGACACGCATCGGCTCAGCAGCAGCGTGGGGGGCTTCAGCCCCCGTCGCAATACTCTCTGCTGTAGTCTCTGAAGTAGTCTCTGTTGTAGTCTTACTTAGTTTAGATTGCGGGTTTCCTGCAGACCTGTTTGCAGCTTTCCCGCGAACCTGTTTGCGGGATTTCTGCGAACCTGCTTGCGGGGTTCCCGCATCCTTGATTGCAGGATTCCTGCAATCTTGTTTGCAGGGGGTCTCCAGGCCCTCCAACTGGCTCACCAGCGCATCGATGCTGACCCGGAAATACAGCTTGGCGGGGATGCCGCGGCGGGCCTCCTCCATGAGCCCCAGCGACAGCAGCTTCTTGCGGGCGGTCTCCTGCTCAGTGCGGCTGAGGCCTGTTTCATCCTCCCATTCCACCTGTGTCTTGAAGAACCAGCCGTCGTCGTCGGATCCACGGTTGGCCCAGTACACGGCCTGGGAGAGCATCAGCGCGCCAGTGATGCCGGCGCCAAGGTGCACAAAGGAACGCTGGAAGGCGATGGGCCGGTCCAGCATGGAAGCGAGGTTCATGCACGCTCCCCTTGCGCCAAGCGGGCTTGGTGCTGGCCCCACAGGCCGGCAATCCAATTCACGCCCTTGGGTGTGAACTTCGTGGCGTTGAAGGCGTGATCGTTGACATGGGCCACGCCCGTCTTCACGACAAAGCGGCCAGCATCGATGTGGCACTGGTGCGCAGTCCATTCGCCGCCCAGGCGGTACATGATCTTTTCGTCCTGCAGCCACGCGCGGAACTCGTGCTCGTTCGCGCCCAGCAGCTTGGCCACCTGCCGGAAGCCCTTCGCGCCGTTGGCGGCCACGTAGCGGTCCACGTACTCGGCCTTGGGCGCGGCCAGGGCCAGCGCCTCGGCCGTGCGCAGCTCGGATTCCTTGGCATCAGCCCAGGCGCGCGCAGCGGCCACAGGGTTGGAGAAATCAGGCAGCGCCGGGGCGGCCTGGGCCTCCAGCTCCTGCCAGCGGTCCACCAGTCGCGCGGTGAATTCGGGAGACAGCTGCGCCACCACGATATAGCTGTCGCGCTTGCACAGTTGGTAGACGCTCACGGTCTGGCCAAGATGGTTCCGGACTTCCTGCAACGCAGGGAGTTGGATCACGCCGCGCGCGCCCAGGCGCTCGATGGAGGTCTTCACGTTGTCGTGGCGGGACTCCACCAGCGCGGCGATTTCTTCGCTGCTCATGGTCAGCACGGCGGCGGAAATTGCAGTGATCGCGTTCATCGGGCAGGCCCTCCGAATTCGGGGGCCCCAAAGGGTCCTATGAGCGACTGCAGCCGGCTGGCAGACTGCTCCTCATGCATCAACTTCTCAGCCACCATCTGCCGATAGCTGCGCTCCCAGGTCATCACATAGATGGCATCGCGCAGCACCGTGGAGGTGTCCGTGCCCTTCAGCACGCAGTTGCGGCGGAACTGCTCGGCAGTGGACTCGTCCACCTTGGTCTTGAGCTGGATGTCCAGCTTGCCCAATGGGCCGGCAATGCCGCGCGCGAACATCGGCGCGCCAGCCTCTTCGTCCAGTTGGCCCTGGACACGCGCCAGTACGCGCTCGGCCTGGTCGTAGTCCAGGTTGGTCAGGGCCGCCTGGATCGCCTTGACTACGGCCGCTTCCGCGCGGCTCAAAGTTTCGTGGGTGTCACGCATGCGGGACTACTCCTGGGGTTGATTCTGGGAAAAGGTGCCCGCCGCCTCCCGGGGCAGAATGGAAGTTCCTACACAGCCATTCCAGAGAGGGGCGGACGAAAATGCTTTCTGAGCTTTCACAACTCATCCCCGTCGGTGGGGCGATCAAGAACATCGCGACCGCGCTTGTCCAAGAACGAGACCGCGAGAAACTTGCGGCCCTCAAGCTCGAGCTCACGGACAAAATCCTTGACCTCCAGACCAAGCTCCTTGAGGTACACGGCGCCGTCGTCTTGGAAGGTGAAAACCTGCGTCTCGCTAAGGAGCGCATCCGCGAGCTGGAAAGCAACGAGAGGGAAAAATCCCGCTACGAGCTTGCAGAACTTGGCGCCATCGGGAATGTCTTCGCGTATCGCCTGCGTCCGAAAAGCGAACTCACGGAACGACAGACCGAGCCCCCGCACTTCGTGTGCCAACCTTGCTTCGACAGCGGCAAGAAGGCGGTTTTGCTCATCAACACCGGCGAGGCCTTCTGCCCCTGTTGCCAACTCCGGGTCGCCCTGCAGGCTGGCAAGGGAAGAGCGCGCCTCAGCGCAGGTATCGGCTGAGGGCGGAACAGCCGCCCGTGCTGGCGCGACGTACGCTGCTTGCTTCCAACGGTGCGAGGCAATCGACTCGGCAGCCCCAGAATCGCCATCTCCTGTGTCGGCCAAGTCGGCGATCGATCGCTGGGCAGCAGTCAACGCCTGCCGGGCCAGCAGTTCGGCTTTGGCGCGCGCCTCAGCGTCTGCCTCGATGCGGTCCAGCGTCGCCGTGCTCGCCTTGAGCAGCCGCCCGCTTCGAGCAATGGACATCCGCTTCTGGAACGGCAGAGGGCCTGGCCGCTTGGACTTGCGGGGGCTATGCATGGCCTTGCTCCTGGGCGGCAGGCTGCGCAAGCTCAGGCCAGATGTCCTGCCAGTCGTTGGGACGAAGGTCTCGGCGTGAGACAGCTCCTTGCGTAGCCAACTCGATAGCCACAGCCGATTTCTCTGGCACAACGCGCTTTCCTGAGGCCCAGCGGGACACATCAGGACGGTGCGCACCGATCAGGTCAGCAAGTTCGCCGACCGACCCACGCCCCTTTTTGGAGATGTACTCATGGAGGTTCATGAGCAAATTATTAGCGACACGCTACACATCGTCAATAGCGCCTCGCGCTTTGCCAAAAGTAGCGTTTTGCTAAACCATCGCCCGATGGATCCGATCGAAGTGACACGCCGCCGACGCCTTGCCATCCTTGTTGATGAAGCTGGGTCTCAGGCCGCGCTCGCTGAAAAAATAGGCAAGGCCCCAGCCCAGATTAGTCAGTGGATACGTGCATTGCCGGATTCGAAAACAGGGAAGCCTCGCTCAATGAGCAAGGAGGCTGCACGCGAAGTCGAGGCGCGCGTAGGAAGACCTTCTGGCTGGATGGACCAACCGATTTCACAGGATGCGGCGCTGATGGAGATGGCTGCTGCTTCCCACCCATCTATACCGTTCTGGCATGCGCCCGATGCAGTTCGAGTCCCTCTGTTGGCCAACTGTGCCAGCATGGGACCTGGTGAGGCGTTGCTAGAGTCCGACGTGATCGTTGGAGACCTCGCCTTGTCACCACATTGGATTAATCAGCACATCCGCCCGCAGAACCCCTGCGAGCTTCGGTTTATTCATGCTTATGGCGACAGCATGGCACCTACGTTCACCGACGGGGATGTACTCCTAGTCGACACTGGGCCGGGAGCCAAGGACCCGCACTCTCGGGAAGGCGTTTATGTACTCCAGGTCGGAGACAAGAATTACGTTAAGCGCGTGAGTCCGACGTTTGATGGAAAACTACAGGTCACAAGCGACAACCCGAGCTCAAAGATTGTCCAGATATTGAATGGCGACCACCAAGTTGTCGTTGTGGGACGCGTTGTATGGGCTTGGAATGGCAGGCGTCTATGATCACTTCTCCAACACATGGAGAGGATCATGCAGAGAACCAGTTCACGCAAGATAGGCGCCGTTTTACTCACAGCATCCACCACAGCCCATGCGGACCGTTACGGTGTTGATGAATCAATGTCGAGCAGCGAAACACCATTCACTGACTTTGTTTGGGGCGCTCTAATTATTGGTGTCATCTATCTCATCTGGAAAAAGTTCTTCGGCTGAGGGTTGCACGACTTCACGGTACAACTTACTGCACTGAAGCTACTTCTGAGTTGCCATCTTCTGATGCTGGCGAGCAACAAACAACGCAACCCCGTTCTGCTCATGCTGACGCCTCTGCCCGCCTTAAGCGGGCTTTTTCATGGCCGTCACGCGACAGGCTGACGCGACAGACTAAATAACTGTACAAAACCACAGCACCCCTGCATACTAGAACTGTGTTTTTACCCAGTCCCAAGGATGCACATGACCACTACCGCCCTCAGCTCGTTCCGCGTCACCCTACAAGACTGCGATGGCATCGAGCACGACATCAAGGCCAAGGCGGAAGCCCGCTTCACCAAGGTGATTGAGCGAAGCTTCCCAAACCAGGAGGCCATGGCCCGGGCCTACAAGCTCTTCAACGATGCGGCCGAGGGCGGCGTGATAAGTAAAGCTGATGAAAAAACAGCGACTTCCTGGCTGAAGGCCGCAGAAGCGGCTCATCAAGCCGGGCTGCAGGGCATTGCTGTAGAAGAGGCATTCTTCGAAGTTCGATTTGCCTGACCTATACGCCTGCGCATGGACCGCCCCCTGCTTCCAAGCGCGCAATCAACGACGTCAGTAACTCAAAAAATTAGCGATGCGCTATTGACTTAAATAGTAGCGATGCGCTAATCTTCGTTCAACGCCTCAGCCACTGCACATGCGGACCGGCCGGGAAGTTGGGCACCACGGCATCGACCGGGCAAGCCCCGGTCTTTCACAAGTTGCAGCCGATGCTTGCCCCACCTGCGGGGCTTTCCGGCACACGCACCAGCGGGCATGGGCCGCTGCTCTGCTCTGGCAGTCCTGCCAGGCCACAGTCCGCCAAAGCGCGGTAGACGGGCAGTTTGGTGAGGCAAACAGGATTGCCAAGATCAGAAACATGTTGAGGTTTACAGGGACACCAAGAACAGCAAGCCCTGCGCGAAAGCGCTGACAGCTCGGAAAGCACGAGCAACACCCATCCCGGACCAAATCCGGGAAAAAAACGCAGCGTCTTGTCACCAGGGCGCTGCGTTTTTTTATGGCGAATCGGGGCGCCTTCTCCCCGCTCTCAAAGGAAAACCATGTCCGAGACCCAAGCGCAACTGGCCAAGCTGTCCGAGTTCGATTTCATCGTCGTTGTGGATGCCAGCGGCTCGATGACCACGGATGACGTGAAGGGCCGCACTCGCTGGCAGGCCGTGCAGGAAACCGCAGAGCAGTTCACCCGTGATCTGGCCAAGCTGGACAGTGATGGCATCGGCCTGGTGGTGTTCAACGGCCAGGCCGTCGATTCGTTCGATGGCGTGGACGCAGGCAAGCTGGCCGAAGTGTTCGCGGCGCGCTCGCCCCGCAGCTCCACCCCGCTGGCCGAGGCCCTGACAGCCGCACTCAAGCTGGCCGGCAAGTCCGACAAGAAGGATTTCATCATCGTCTTCACGGACGGTGTGCCCGACGACAAGACCGCAGCGGCCAAAGTTATCGTGGATGCCTCCAACAAGCTGCAGAGCGACGACGAACTGACCATCCTGTTCGTGCAGGTGGGCCACGACCGCGCCGCAACCGACTACCTGCGCGAGCTGGACGACAACCTCAAGGGCGCCAAGTTCGACATCGTGGACGCCAAGACCGTGGCCGAAGCCGAGTCCTTTGCCAGCACCGCCGACCTGGTGCTGGCCGCCATCGACGGCTGATCATGGTCGATCTCATCCTGCTGGCGTTCTGCGTCGGCATGTTCGCCGCCGGCTTCTGGGCCGGCGCAAAGTTCAAGCGGCCCTCTGAAATGCTCAAGGCCGCGAAGGACTGGCTCAAGTAGAGCCGCATCAACGCCCGCCCCGAGCGTCATCGGGGCAAAACAAAAGAGGCTTCTCGATACGGGAGGCCTCTTTTGTTTCCGCCACCACCACAGGAGAGACCACCGTGACCGTTTCCGCAAGCACAGGCCTGCGCCACGCACAGGCCGCCCAATCCGCCATCGCTACAGCAGGCCTGGGAGCCATCTATGAGGGTACCCCGGCAACCGGCATTCCCGTCAGCCCGGTAGATGCGGCCATCAGCCAAGTCTCCGTAAATGTGCGCGACCTGCAGGCAACCATCCAACGCCTGCGCGCACGGCTGGAGCCGGTGCTCATGCCGAATGACCCTATCGGGCAGGGTAGCCAGACAAACCCCGTGCCGGCCGCGCCCGCCCCGCTGGTGGGCCACATCGAAGACCTGTCCGGTCAGCTGCGCGAATCCTGCACCGCTCTTCAGGACCTGGAGCGGCGCCTGGCGCTGTGATTGCGATGGCGAACACCTTCGGGGCGCGCCTCATTCTCGCCAGGAACGAGAAGGGCCTGAGCCAGTTCACTTTGGCCGAGCGCGCCGACATGGCCCCAACCCAGTTGTCGCGCTACGAAACGGACAAGGTTCGCCCACGCCTTCGCATCGTCAACACGTTGGCGGCGGCGCTTTCTGTCGATCCAGACTGGCTGCTGAACGGCGACGATGACGCTGATCTTGAGCTTGCAGATACAGCGCCCGCGACGCAGTGCAAGCTGCGCATCCCAACGGAAATGCACGGCCGCCTGGTCCAGTTGGCGAGCGCCGCAAACCGCAGCCTCAATGCCGAGATCGTCAGGCGCCTGGCCCAGACCCTGGGCCAGGCGCCTGGCCCAGACCCTGGGCCAGGACTTCGCGGCAGAGCAGCCCGAGGCGCAGCCGGTGCTGGCCGAGATGGCCGGCTACCTGCGGGAGCTGCGCGACATGGCACGGGCGCAGGCTGAGCAATCACGGCTGTCCGCTGCGGCGGCGGCCGATTGAACATGTCCCGGCACAGCGCCGGGGCCATCATGGAAGCGCTCCGAATGGATTCAGTGGGCAGTAGAGCGCGCCCGCAGGCTGAATCCGTTTCCATGATGGTGACGAGAGATGACCACGGGTAGCGTCGTGGCCGTGCCTGGTGCACGGGAGGTACGTAGTCGGCGTGCACTGGGATCTATCTGACCACCCCGGGAAAGTAGCGGGGACCATCAACCAATACCCTGGCCACGGGGTCGCAGAGGCCTCGCAAGCCGCAGCAGGTGGAAGCCCTGCACCTTTTACTCTCCGTTCACATTTGCCCCGCCGTGTGCAGGGTATCGTGGACGCAATCAGTTTCCACGCCGAGCCTGGGCATCCTCCTCCCTCCCTCTCAACTTCCCAGGCACGCCTTCACGGCATCGGCACTTTCCAGCCAGGCCCTGCAGCTTCACAAGTTGCGGGGCCTTTTTGTTTCGTGGGGCCGCTCTCGCGGCATTGGCCCGCCCTGCAGCAATGTGGGGCGGGCGCTTTTTTGGAATCCACCATGAGAACCAGATTCACCCGGCTGCGCGGAGATCGCGGCCAAGCCGCCTATGAGCCGCGCTCTCTTGCCGAATGGAAAGAAGAAGAGCGCCTGCTGGCCGAAGCTGCAGCCCAGCGCCGACAGCAGCAAGCCACCAACCCCACGAATCCGCCTCCTGGCGGATTTGTCGTTTCAGGAGAGCCCAAATGCAACGAGTGACCCCCACTGAGTTCTTCAACCCTGACCCGGATGCGCGCTTTCTGCGCCAGGCGTCCCGCCCTGGCCCTGTGGTCGAGCCGGGCCCGGCGCCCACGCCCGGCCTCTGGCTGCTGCTGTGCTTGGCCGTGGTCGTGGCCCTGGCGCTCAGCGCCTGCGCCGATGCCGGTGCTGCCCAGGAGCCCGTGGCCAGCGCAGCGGACGTGCAGCGCGCGCACAGCGCTGCCCAGGCCTGCCCACCCGGTCATGCCGTGGTCTGGAACGGCCCGCAATCCATGGAATGCCTCCGTGAGCTGCCATGACCAAACTCCTCGGCTTTTTCCTCTGGTCGGCCTTCTCGGCTGCCAGCCTTGTCGCTGCGGCCGCCATCTCCGGAGCACCCCTTTTCTGAACCTGGAGCACCAGCTCATGAGCCAATCCACAGACCCCATCGAAGGCGTGCGCGTCACCCACGAGATCACGTCCAACCACCACGCCCATGCCATGACGCACGTGGCCGAGCCCATCCTCGAAATCCTGAGCGATTACGGCCAGCGCAATGGCAACACGGTCGCCCTCTACGGCGGCCTGTATGCCCTGGGCTGCGCCCTGGCCAGCATCGGCGCGAACCTGGAGCCCGGCGTGGATCTGCGTCAGCAGCTCGAACCGATGCTCGCCGGCTACCAGGCGATGCGCGAGTCCCAGGCGAAGGCACAGGCCCACTGATCGCCATGCCGAATCCCGAGAAGCTCAACCTCACGCAGATCTGCGAGGAGTTCGCGCCCGTCTTCAAGCTCAGCGCAGAAGGGCTGGCTTTCCTGCGAGTGCCCCATGAAATCGAACGTCGCGCTGTACTACTGCGGAAGACTCAGCTGGTCATTCTGACCGACGCCCTAATCGATTTCCTCTATGTGAAGCGCGAGGAATTCCTGGCCGGGCCCACGCCGCGCGTGCCTGCGATCCCCGCCCCCACCATCCAGCACCTGCCGGCCGACGACACCGAAGGCGGCGCGATATAGCCGACCCTCCCCTGCTCTCCCTCAAAGCCCACCACCTGGTGGGCATTTTTTTGCCTCAACCAGATAGGAGCATCCCGTGAGCAAGCTCATCAATCCCACCCTCAAATCCAGGCGCCAGGCCTTCGCCGACTTCCTGGCAAACAGCGCGCCCTTCCTGGGCGAGGAAGCCACCGAGGCCCTGAACGACCTGGTGCACGCCACCACGGAAACGGGCAAAGCCGGCTCGCTCACCTTGACCATCAAGATGAAGCCGATCGGTGGCAAGGCCGGCCAGATGGAGCTGGACACCGATGTGAAGACCAAGCTGCCCGCGCCCACGAAGGGCCGAACCATCCTCTTCACCACCCCCGACAACAACCTGCAGCGCAGCGATCCACGCCAGCAAACGCTGGACGGCGTGCGCGACGTGTCGCAGGAATCCATTGCCCAGAAGGAGCTGCGCCAAACCGCCGCAGCCCCTGAGCAGCAGCCCGGCCTGCGCGTCGTCGGCTGACTCCCATTCCCTCAACCCAGTCCCTCAAGGAGAACCCCGTGGACCTGCAAGACACCAAGACCGAAACCGCCAGCCGTGAAATCCAGGCAGCCAGCCATCAAGCCGTACGCTTCGTCGGAGCCGGCGCACCCATCGTGCTGCTCCCCGAAGGCTTCACCGCTGAAGACCTGAGCCACACGCTCGCGGCTCCGACCCGCAAGAAGGGCACGGTGCAGTTGAACGATGCCGAATCGTTCATCGCCGTGGTCAACGACCAGAAGGGTGAATCCACTCGTCTGTTCAGCACCATCGACCCGCCCACCTTCACTGCCGTGTTCAATCACATCGCGTTCGGCAGTGGCTGGGGCGATCACCAAGCTCGCTACAACGCTCCCCTCTCGCCGGAGTGGAAGGCGTGGACAGGCATGGATGGCAAGAAGGTGGGCCAGGTCGATCTCGCGCAGTTCATCGAGAGCAACCTGGTCGATGTCGTCTACATCGCAGCCGACCCTGCCACTCGCGAACCTGGCAGCCCGGACGGCTCTACATTGCTGGAGGTGTGCCGCACGCTGGAAGCCAAGAAGAAGGTGGACTTCAAGAGCAGCGTACGCCTCTCGGACGGCTCGACCCAGTTCACCTACGACGAAGACGTGCAGGGCAGCGCGCGCCAGGGCCAACTTCAGGTGCCCGAGCAGTTCAGCCTGGGCATTCCCGTCTTCGAGAACGGCGACAAGTGGCGTGTGGATGTACGCTTCCGCTACCGCATCGACGGCGGCAACCTCGTCATGTGGTTGGAGCTGGTCCGTCCGCACAAGGTGGTTGAGCAGGCCGTGAAGGACCTGCGCGAAAAGATCGCCGCCGCCACCGAGCTGCAGATCCTCAACGGCGCGCCGAACACCGCGCGCAACTGATTGCGGGGGCGCCTATCTTGGGCGCCCTTTGCGAACTCCCCCGCCATGGCCACACCACCTGAAAAGGTCTGCACCACCTGCGGCGAGCCCTGGCCCGCCGACGTGGGCTTCTTTCGCGCCCTGGTCAAAAGCCCCGACGGGCTGGCCGACCAGTGCAACGCCTGCGTATGTGACAAGTACCGCCGCTATCGCATCCGCAACCCCTCCCGCCCGCGCGCCACCGACATGCTCGCCAGTATCTGGATGCGGCCAGCGGCCCCAGCCTCAACAGCATGAACCAAGACACAGAACACCAGCCCACGCGCGCCGAGCGCGATCTGCCAGCCGCGCGCCGCGCCGCCGAACGTGCCCGCGCCATCTGGTGGGAAGAGCAGAAGCCCACGCACTGCTTCGGCTGTGGCGCCGAACTGCCAGAAGACCACCACCGCGGCGATGCCCTGCCCTGCGGCCATTGAGCACCAATCCAAGAAAGGAAACCTGATGTCCGAATACCAGAACCTGCTGGCTCAGAAAGCCGCCCTCGAAGCCCAGATCGCTACCGCTCAGGCAGAGGCCAAAGCGAAAGCCGTGACCGAAGCCCGCGCGCTGATCCATGAGCACGGCCTGACCGCTGCCGATGTCTTCCCCGCCGCGAAGGCAAAGGGCAGCGTGGGCGCCCCGAAGTACCGCGACCCAGCCACAGGGGTCACTTGGACCGGGCGCGGCAAGCCCCCGAACTGGATCAATGGGAAGGACCGTGCTCCGTTCCTGATCGCTCCCACCGAATAGGCCGCAACCAAGAACCAGGAGCCAACCATGCGCATGATGTGCCCCCACTGCAGCGAGTTTGCATACACCCGCACCAGCCTGCCGCTGACCAACACCAGCCGCGAGACCATCTTCCAGTGCCGCAACATCGACTGCGGTCATGTCTTCTCGGCGGTCACCGAGATCAACCGGACGATCGTGCCAAGCGCCAGGCCGAACCCACTGGTGATTCTTCCAATGGGGGCGCGGATACGGCGGACCGAGGAAGGTTCGCAACCCCGCAAGGCCATCAAGCCTCCGTCTGAGCCCAAATTCCGAAATCCAGATACAGGCGCAACCTGGACTGGACACGGCAGGGCCCCAGGGTGGATTGCCGGAAAGGACCGAACGCCCTTCCAAATCACACCCGCCTGA